GGGCATAACCGGATTAGGGATTGGAGCGGATTCAGCGAGCTTAGCTATACCTCAAAACTCAACATCAATTTTATCAGCAATAAACCCACAGAATGCGGTATCAGCAGTTCCTACTTCTGGTTTAAGTAACGCAGTTCCTGCTTCAGGCTGGGGCAACACTGGATCCGGAGTTAGTCGTATGTTTGGTTCTGGCCCGGGTGAAGGTCTTGGCGCGTATAAAGACTTTGTTACAGGCCGTGGTGGTTCTATTTGGCAGGATGCTGCTACAGTAGGTCTTCCTATTTTAAGTGCTGCGTCACAACAACAAACTCCTGAGCTGCCTACAATTGATGAAGGGTATCAAATGAACTACGAAGGTCCGTATTCATACCCAGACCGTGGCCGTAGAATGCCTACATCAGAAGAACAACAAGCAATGATGAATGCCGGGTCTCCAGAGTTTTCATATTTTAATGATGTAAATCCAAGTCCGGGCTTTGTTCGTGCAGGTTATGCCGATGGGGGATCTATAGCTTCTGGTGGTATTCGAGATTTGTACGGTTCCCCTGATGACCAATTAGATGGCGCTGCATTGAGCCAAGATGGTTATGGTTTAGGGCGTTTACAGCGCTTATCTGATGGAGGCCAAGCTTATGCTGCTGGCGGCCCTATTGCATTCAATGCCGGTGGTATGGCAAACCCATACGTAAGAGACCCTGCGGTAGCGGCAAGTTACGGTGTAGCCCCAACAGATTTAGGTGCAGTAGCAGCAATTCCAACAAACGGTGGCCAACAACCCTCATTGCAGCAACAACTAAATCAAGCTACAACTGATCCGCTCGGTAGAACTGTAGATAATACAGGTATGGGCACTATGAACATGGGGTATCAAAGTATGTGGGGTAGGCGCCCACAATCAAGTCAGCATCCAGCACTAGCAGGCATGGGCGGCAAGGGTATGATTGATGCATTTTCTAGAGCTCCAGCTCAACCAGCTATAAATATGAATGATTACATTGCAGCCGCCACAAGACAACGCATACCTACAGCAGCACCAAGCATGACTGGTGTGGAACAACGATACTTCTCTCAGATTAATCCTCAAGCCCCAGTTAAAAAAGCTGCAGGTGGTTATTTAGATGGCCCGGGCGACGGCGTATCAGACTCAATCCCTGCTACAATAGATGGTAAACACCCGGCAAGACTTGCAGATGGTGAGTTTGTTATCCCTGCACGTATCGTTTCTGAGATTGGCAACGGCTCTACTAAAGCTGGTGCAAAACGTTTGTATGCCATGATGGATCGAATCCAACATAAACGGAAACAATCTATGGGTAAATCAGGAATTGCAACGGATACAAAAGCGTACAAAGAACTACCAGCATAGGATAAAAACATGCATATTTCATACATCCCTACCGACCACGTAGACACAGTATGGCCTGAGATTGAAGAGTATATGCACGGGGCCGCAAAGTATACGTATGGTAGGTTTACTGTTGATGATATCCTCAGCGGGTTAAAAGAAAAGCCACAACAGTTATGGATTGCATTTGACGATGAGGCTAAGGTGTATGGGGCAGTAGTCACTCAGATTAGTGCGTACCCCAGAATGAATTCATTAGTCATGCATTTTACTGGCGGGGTTGAACTACCCTTGTGGAAAGATGCAATGCTAGAAGTCTTACAACGGTTTGCTAGAGATAGTAACTGCGCAATTATAGAATCCTTTGGACGTAATGGCTGGGGAAAAGTATTTAAAAATGACGGGTTTAGGGAACGCTTTATGTTCTATGAACTGCCGGTGGAGAAACTACAATGAAATTGTTAGACGGATTTAAATTATTTCTAAGCCCTAGCTATATAGCAGGGCTAATGACGTTTTGGGGTGGCGGCAAAGGCGACGATGGTGGTAGTGCAGCCCCAACAAACCAAACTGTTACCCAGACAAACTTGCCAGAATACGCAAGACCGTATTTTGAGAATCTACTAAACAGAACTCAGGCCTTGTCATATCAAGAGTACCAACCATACGGCTCGGCCCGTATTGCAGGGTTTACTCCAGAGCAACAGCAGATCCAACAGAATATCGGCGGTCTGCAAACACCAGAACAGTTTGGGCAAGCTACACAAGGCCTACAAGCTACCGGTGGTTTGGGTATGGGTGCGGCTATGCAAGGTCTAGGCAGTGCACTCTCATATAATCCGAATGCTCCGATGTGGAGCCAAGGTGCTGCTGACTATTACTCAAGCCCATACCAACAAGGTGTGACCGATGTTGCACTTAGAGAAGCTCGCCAACAAGGCAACTTGCAAAAACAAGCAGGTATGCTCGGGTCAATCGGTAGAGGTACTTTTGGTGGTGCACGTCAAGCCTTACTACAAGCAGAACAAGAACGCGGTACTCAGCGCACAATGGGGGATATTCAAGCCCAAGGTAGCCAACAAGGGTATCAAAATGCACAAGCTCAGTTTAATGCTGATCAGGCTCGTCGACAACAAGCTGCACAATACGCCGCTGGGTTAGGACAACAGCTGTTTGGTACCGGTATATCTAGCGCACAAAATGCGGCTACTGGGTTAGGTGCATTAGGATCTGCACAACAAACTGCAGATATCACACGTCTTGGTACTCAACAAGCGGCAGCAGCCCAACCACAAGCTATGCAACAACAAGCGCTGGATCTTGCATACCAAGACTTCCTACGCCAACGTGACTACCCACAAGAGCAACTTGGCTTTTACAGCAACATTCTTCGTGGTTTACCTGTACAATTAGCATCAACACAACAAACATATTCTGCACCTCCAAGCCTTGGTTCACAAATAGCTGGCTTGGGATTAGCTGGGTTAAGTGCCGCTAAATTAGCGGGTTAAGGACATACTATGCAAGAAAATATGAGACCAATCACCAGCCAGAATATTAACTCGCTGTATGCAGATATGGAAGGCATGCCTCAACAGTACGTAAATCACTACTTGTTATCTGGCAACCCGATGCAGAAACTTGTTGCTGGTATGATTAAAGATCAACGTGCAACGGTTAAGCCTCAGACACAAGCACCAACACAAACGGTCCTTGACCAAAAAGCTCAAACAGTTGAGCCGGGGGTTGCTGCACTTCCACTACGTGATGGTATGTTTTCTGAAGAGACTTACGCTAATGGCGGGATTGTTGCATTTAGCGAGGGCGGGGATGTGCCTAGGTATAATGGTGAAGAGACTTCATGGGTTCAAAGAAATATTGGGGCCCCCATTTCGGAACTAGGGGGTAGAGTTACGAGTTGGCAAGAAAAGCAAAAAAGGTTAGCAGACTTAAAGCAGCAAAAACAATATCTGTCTATGGGTCTTGGAGTTGGCCCGGGCGTTGGTGTATTTACTAAAGAGTCTCCAGAGGCACGTCAGGCACGAGAAGCCCAGCTTGCGGATATTACCCAGCAGATAGAAAACTTATCATCCGCGAAAGAGATAACTCCTTCTGCTTACGGCGAACGTGAAAACTTAATGGTGCCTGAAGGTAGCTTTGGTTCCCCAACCGCAAATGTTCCGCCTCCACCTCCACCTCCGGCTCCTAGTGGTCCTCCTGCTGGTGCCCCTGCTGGCCCTTCTGTTGGTGGGTATGGCTCAACTGCGCGTCGTGATTTGATGGCTGGCTATGCACAGGCTGAAAAAGGTTTAGAGGGTATTGCAAATTACCAAGGTAAGTACGCCCCAGAAGAAAAAGCGGGCTTAGGTATGCTGCGTGAAAGAGCGCAAAAACCTGCGATTACTGAAGAAGAATCGCTAGCAAAAGCAGCAAAACTGTATGAGGGAGAACCTAATGCAGAATATAAAGCGTATCTCGAAGGTAAGGTAAAAGGTATAGAAGGCGACAAGACAAAAGCTGGTTGGGCTGCTGCAATGATGGCCGGTTTGGGTATGGCTTCTGGCAAGTCTCAATACGCGCTGACTAATATTGCGGAAGGTGCAACAAAAGGCGCAGATTACTACCTAGATAAAATTAATAAAATTGATACTGCTAACGAGCAATATCAAAAAGGTCTGGCAGATCTTGCACAGGCCAAACGACTTGAGCAACGCGACATGCGAAAAGAAGCTAACGCTGTCTATCAACGAGGCCAAGAGCGTATGGAAGATGCACAAGATAAGTACGTTGGCACTATTGGTAAGATGAACGATTCTGATAAACAGATAGTTAAAGACGTTAAAGTAGCCCAAGCTAACCTAGGAGCCAAAAAAGGTGAAGGTCTTGCAAATATTGCTATGGACTCTGCGAAACTAGCTCAATCTGCCGCACAACATGCACAGACTATCGGTATGTATGAAAAACGTATGAATGCCGCGGTAGGGCAGCAGCGTGCAGCGATGTTAAAAAACTACGCAACAATAAGTAAAAACATCAATGATAACCCAGAATATCAAGCTGCAGTCTCTCAAATTATGGCAAAATACAAAGATCGTCCAAATGACTTCCAACGTGAAGCTGATCTTGGAAACCTGAAGAAATCATTCTTCGCTAGAGAACTAGAGATGATGGGGGAATCCCAATCACAGATACCAAGCGCAGCTGATTTACTAGACTAATACATATAAGGAAGTAGCATGCCTATAATTAACTTGCCCAAACTAGGTCCAGTACGGTTTGCCGACAACCAATCTCCAGAAGAATTTAAGGCACAACTGCAAAGCTTGTCTACAAAGTATGGGTTTGAGTTGCCAGAAGACAACTATGGGTATTTAGGCTCTTTCACTAAGGGGGTATCCCGCGGGGCAACTCGTATGGGGGAAACCTTTGGTGACTTGCTCCCAGCTTTGGGAGCTTCTGCTTTAGGGTTCGATGAATATGCACAACGCCAAATGGAAGAGGCCGCGGCTACTGAACGTCAACTAGCAGAAGAAAACCCAGCGCAATTTGAATCATACAAACAAGTTAAAGGTCTTGGGTCTGGCGCTCGGTATGCACTGGAAACCCTAGGTGAAGTAACTCCAGATATTGCAAGTATGGTTGTGCCCGGCGGACTTGCTGGTAAAGTTGCAGGACGAGGCGCCGCTGTATTAGGCGCAGAGGCGCTTGCAAAACGTAAAGCTACAGCACAGGGTGTTGGTGTGTACCTAGGTTCATTCGCCATGAACGCCCCAGAAGTGTTTCAGAGTATCTATCAGGATTCTGGCCAATTAGCGCCCGGCGCTTCTGTTCTATTTGGGTCTGTTAGTGCTGCACTTGATTCTGTCTTGCCATCTAGTTTGCTCCGATCAATTGCTCCAGCAGAAAAAGCAGCGATTACTGGCAAGATTCTAGAAAAGTCTGGTATGCGTCCCGGCTTAGCCAAAAACATCACACTAGGTGCTATGAAAGGCGTTGCCACTGAAGGCCTCACTGAAGGTGCACAGCAAGCGATAAATATCGCAGCTGAAGGTTTTGTAAATCAAAACCGGGACATGTGGAATAGTAAGGATTTCAACGACATTGTAGAGAGCTCAATCCGTGGTGCTATCGGCGGCGGGGTGTTTGGTGGTGTAGGCGGAGCAGCGCAAAATGCGCAGGAAAAATCTGCACAACAGGAATTACAAGACAAACAACTAGCTGAGATAAATGCAGAGCGGGAACGTGAAGCAGGTATAGCCGCTGCAGCGCAACAAGAACAAGCTGCAAGAGATGATCTAGCTAGCCGCCGCGCAGCTGGCGATTTAGGTGAGCAAAGTACACTATTCCCAGAAGAAGCGGGTCCTGTGCGTCCAGAGGAAACTGAAGAACAAGTAGCAGCAGAGCCTCTCACAGATGACGAAATAAAAGGCTTAAAGATCCCAAAAGCGGATCTAGTCTCCCCTGCTTTAGTCCCACAAACAGAGTCATTATTTGGAGAAAAAGGTAGACCTACTGAAGAAGCACTGTCATCTGTGCGATTGGGTGCCCTCCAACAAAAAGAGGCTGAGAAAGCCAGCAAGCAAGCTGAAAAAGATGCGGCTGCAGCACAGAAACAAGCGCTTGAAGATCTAGCCCCTAAGAAGTTTGACATCATGCAGAACGTACGCATGCAAGATACTGGGCTATCTACTACATCTAAGTTACAACAATTGTTAGAACAGGCCAAAGAGTTTGGCCCTAAGACTAAAAAAGAGACTGCCGCGCCTGAAGTGCCAGAAGCGCCGTCAAACATCATCACTGACAAGACTCTACAAGATCTGGGTGTTGGTAAGACTGCTATACTGCGTAGGGATAAAGTCCTAGAAGGCAAAGATGTTACTAAGCAAGAAGACGTGGATTTCGTCCATAAGGTACTAGATGCCTATTTAGATCGCCCAGAACTCAGTAATAAAATTGCAGAGAAAGTAGATGCATACAAACAATCTTTGCCTCCTGCATCAACTGAAGTGCTAAAGAAACAAGAAGCTCCTGTACTGAAAGCCAAAGAACAAGTGGGGCCTGTAGCACCTGAACAGCCGCTCAAACCGCAGCTAACTGCAGAAGACACTACAGAGACCTCAGCTGATCAGCTTATTAAAGAGAATGTGCCTAAAGTAGCCGCGGAGTTTGTATCCAACTTTATTAAAGACTCTGTAAAAACAGACTTAGATACTGAGGGTGTACCAAGCAAGGCGCAAGGCAGAGCGGATCTTGAAGAACTAGAGACAAAGCTGATTCAAAAAAACCTAGACCGTAAGGCTTTGGTAGAGGATGTTATTACCCCTATCCGTGCAGTTAACCTGCTACGTGAATCTCTGGACCTACGTAATACTATCGACGAAGAAACAGGCCAAGTAAATACTGCACGTATTGCTGAGCTTGAACAGGCTATCAATAACTATGGGGATGATTTACCTGCACTATACGAGCAATTAAAATCCGCAACCAGAGCCCAGACAGTCAACTTCTTTGATCAGGCAAATGCACAAGCTAAAGAGGCCCTTGCAGCTTTGGTTAACGACGCTCGAGTTAAAGCCTACCCAAAGAGTTCTTACAGCGCTTCAAAAGATGTTCGTCGGGTATTAGTCGAAGAGACAGACAACAAAAATGATTTATCTGCTCTTGTAGAGAAACGCAAAAAAGATATTAAGCTGAGTAAAGCTATGTCTGTAAAAGAGGCAGCGCAGATCCTCATGTCTGAAATTGATAAAGCTATCGGTAAATATGGTCGTGCGTTTGCAGTTGAAGAGACCCCGGCCGATGTAATGAAGGCCCTAGTGCAGTTGATTGACGCTCTTGTTACTGAAGGTATCAGATCTGTTAAAGACGCTACCGCACGAATTCGGGCTGAACTAGGTGAAAACATATTCCGTACTGTAAATAAAAAAGATCTTGCAAATGCATTAAATGCAAGACTAAAACAGGAAAAGAAGGAATCACCTAAACAAGTTGCGAACCAAGTAAAAGATCGGATGAGCAATGAACTTAGCATTGTTGACGACGTACGTAATTCTGTACCAGAACCAGCATCTAAGATAATTGATGGCGCAAAAAACGCCATGTCTAATGTGCCAGACTCCTTGCGTAAAGGTGCATTCGGGTTCTTCAGTCTGCCGAACATGATCGAGCTTTATGGGGATAAGTTTCCTACCTTAAAAAATCTTTTAGTTGCACTTGAGCAACGTGGCGCCAAAAGCACTGAGTACCGGGAGGATGTATCCCGGGTCGTACGAGAAGGTTCTAAGCTGATCAAGTCGTTATCTCCAGAGATGGTGTCTAAATTTAATAACGTCACGCTGGAATTGACACGCCTAAAACTTGATCCACGTAAAGCTACAGATGCAACTCAGCCGGCAGTGAAACAGTTCAAAGCGCTTCCTAAAGATTTGCAGGACTATGCACTCAAGCTAGCTAACAAGTATCAGGAATTTGGCGACAAGTACATTAAGTTTGTGACTGAGTCTATCCCTCAGAAAGCTGGCAGAGAATCACTTACCCTCGTCGAACAGATGAAAGCTAAGTTCGAGTCCAACCGCATACCGTTCTACCTGCCTTTGTTGCGTCAGGGTGAGTACTGGGTATCATTCATGGATAAAGACGGGGAACGTGTTGTATTTGCTAGAGAATCCCAACGAGAACTAGATCAGCTGATAACTGCCATTAAGGCGGCAGGTGGCACTCAAATAACTCCGTACACACAGATCAATCAGATCGACCATAAGTCTGCACCACCTACAGGATTTATGGCGGAGATTGTTAAAGACTTGCAGTTGGCTAAAGTAGACGACACAGTTATAAACAACATCTACCAATCCTATTTATCTTTATTCCCTGCGGAGTCATTAAAACAGCACTTCCAGCAACGTAAAGGCGAAAAAGGTTTTGATGTTGATGTAGTGCAAGGGTTTGCTGCAGTGGGTAGCCGTATGGCACACCAACTATCTAATCTGGAATATGCACAGGATATAGGTAACGCTATCAACGGCGTACGAGAAGTGTATGAATCAGAACGCACTATGCTCAACCGGGACATCTATGAGAACATAAAAGATCAGGAGCAGTTCTTAGCGAATCCTACCCCTGCACCGTGGGCATCTAACTTATCTTACTTCAGCTATTTCTGGTACATCACCGGTAATATCTCATCTGCAGTAGTTAACTTGTCTCAATTGCCAATCGTTGTGTATAGCGTACTAGGCGGCAAGTATGGTTGGAATGACACCTTCAATGCAATGACTAAAGCTATGGGCATGTATTTCAAAGGCGGTAAAGACAACAACTCAGACTACTTAGCTGATTGGACCTTTGGGGCTAATGCCATAGGCGAGTATGCAGATCTTTATAAGCAGGCCGTAGACCGTTCAGCTATCCGCCGGGGTGTTGGGTATGACCTGACTGAGATGCGCAAAGTGCAAGCGGAAGACTACACAGGGGTAAAAGCAAAAGTTGAACATACTCTCGGATACTTGTTCCAGAACTCAGAGCGTTTTAACCGTGAAGTTACTTTAATCGCCACCTACGACCTAGCTAGAAAATCAGGCATGTCTAAACAAGAAGCTATTGAAGAAGCGTTCAGGATAAATACCTCAGTGCACAGCCATGCACTAGCTGATGCAGGTCCTAGGTTTTTCCAGAACAATATCGGCAAGGTTATGTTTACTTTTAAGAGATTTGCGCAAGCGCAGATTGCCCTACTGGGTATGCTATCCCGTCAGGCATTAAAAGGAGAGTCCGCTGAGGTTCGATCAGTTGCAAGAAAACAATTGAGTGGTATCTTCGGTGCAGCTTACATGTTCTCAGGTGTTCAGGGCATGCCTCTGTACGGCGCCGCAGAAGTTATAGCGTCTATGTTTAATGCAGTGTTAGGGGATGATGACGAGCCATTTGATATGGCAGAGTCTGTTCGAGAATCCATAGGTGACTTAGGATATAAAGGTCCAGTCAACCAGCTGTTCAACGTAGACATCGCTTCTAGAACTGGTTTCAACGGAATGGTTTGGAGAGATGACCCACGAAGACTGGCAGAAGTTGGCCCAGTAGTTTACACAATCGAACACTTAATGGGCCCAGCGTACTCCGCGTTTATGAATGCAGGTCGTGCATATGATCAGTTCAAAAAAGGGCAGACAGAACGCGCAGTTGAATCCTTAATGCCTTCGTTTGTTAAGAACGGTATGAAAGGGGTTCGGTATGCTTCTGAAGGAGCGTTAAATTCTAAAGGTGTTCCTATCGTTGACGACATAAGTTCCTACAACGTCATGATGCAGATATTCGGGTTTACTCCGGCAGATTTAAGCGAGGCCTATGCTCGCGCTGGGGCTATGAAAGAAGCAGAAAAAAGTATCACTGATCGTCGGGGAGCTTTGTTAGATGCCTTATATCTGGCAAAAACTAATGGGGATTACGAAGGTGTGGTGGATATAAACGAGAAGATCACAACGTTCAATGCGAAGCATCCGGAACAAGGCCTACGTATTGATGAGAGCACTAAAAAGCGATCTGAAGCTGCTAGAAACAACGCTATGAAAGATTCAGTAGATGGAGTGCATCTAAACCCTAGAATGAAACAGTATCTAACTACAGAATACGGCTCATAAAAAAGACCCCACTGAAGTGGGGTTGAGGAAAAGCGAGAGTAAACTAGTGACGGGGAGTCACTAGGCCAAATCGTATACTAAACTCGCCACACACGCAAGCCGTAAACTTTGTTTTCTACCACGTACTTAATGCAAACATCCATTTTTAGGCGTTGTGTACGCTTCATTATGTAACTAACTACCGGGGGCCTATTTAAACACGGTATAAAAATAGAAGTCCCCCGATGAAACTTAGTCCACTCTATCCGTATCGGCAGCCCCATTACTGTCAACATTCTCTAGTGCCTTTTCATCAAAGTTAGGAAGCTTAGTGACATCAAACTGCAGAACAGCGATTGGGTTAATCCCACTGAATGACGTGCCTGCACCCAAACGTTTTTTCTTGTCATCGGCCACGAGGGCTTTTGACTTACGGTGTGGGCGTAGAGACTCTTCAAAACTGATCTGAAGCTTCTGGCAATATTGCCTATATGCAGACGATGACACGTATAACATCTTAGTATCTGGCTCATACCTAACAGACATCGCCCTACCACGTGGCTCACGAATCGCTTGAGTATCGAGGTTCGTACGTTTGTCTTTAGTGCCGTTAGCAATAACAATCTCATCCAAGTGGCTGTACAGGTACGATGAAACACTCTCGCCGGGATCGGCAATGTACTTTTTAGCTGTAGTCCTAGATGCCTTGATCTGATTAACTATATAGTGCATGACTGGAATGTGATCAATATCGTGCAAACCTAACTTGCGTGAGATGATACCTGCGGTAATTGCAACCCCTGCCATAGCTGACCAATAACGTTCTGAGTTCTGAGTGTCCGCCAGTTTGTCGATGCGCTTACGCACGTTTGCCATTAGATCTAATACCTCTTCCAAGTGAGCTACTAAATACTGGCAGAACGGTCTAGCAGCATGCCCGTAGTTGTCGTATAGTTTACCGAAGTGCTCACGAGACCATTCAGGATCACCGTCAGTATCTTTCTCAATGAATAACTCTAACAATCGGTTCAACTCTCCATCAGGGATAGCTTTCAGTGCAAGCATATCATCCACCAAAGAACTGTTACCTGTACTGATCAGTGCAGTTTCCCATGATGTTGTATTGACTCTAATGCCGCTCTCATGCGCTTTTGCCTTGTGCTTAGCCCGGCCTTGTGTTGCTTGGTAGACGATGTCTGACTTCTCTATTTGAGTCATGTTTGTGATCTCGTCGTACAGTGCCGGCAGGTTATGCAAGGTACCCATGATTTGCATCTTAGCGTTGTAGGTGTCTTTTGCATTTACGATCTGTGGTTTTGGATTGCCGTATATACTTGCAATCGCGTGCAATATCGTTGACTTGCCTGAACCTGAGCCGTTACTCATTAAGTGCAGTACGAACCCTTCAACCTTCGAGAAACGTACTAATAGAGATCCAAAGCCCATAAAGAATGCAAAGGCTCTAGGCTCGTGTCCACGTTTGCCATATACATTAACTACGTTCTTCCATTCCTCAAAGCTGCCTTTAGCCCGGTACATAGGAACAAACGATAAGGTCTGTGACGTTGGGGGGCTATATTTAATTTCAGTTGCAGTGATCTCATCAGAGCCTAAGATAATTGCGTCGTTGTCTGGAGTCCAGCCAAATTGTACTCGTGCTTGTTCTAATTCTGATGACGTTGCTAGTTGATCAACCCATTTTGTTACGTATGCCATAAGATAATCCACCTGTTTTGGTAATACTGCCATACCGTGCATAGCGATAGCGTCTCTGAACCGATCTTTAGATAAGATAGATGCTAACGGAATCATAAACTCTACTACGCCATCTCTTGGCAGATGTAGTTTAAATACAATTGTGTGCCCTAGTTCTGGGTCTTTAATTCGCTTGGTAGGGTAGAAGTCGTACGGATATACCAATACGTCATTCTCTTCACTATCCTCAGCTTTTTTGTATATACCACCTAGTTTGCCCCTAATGTATGGGAACGGAAATTGGGGTATAACATGTGTCTGCGGGATCTTTGTCTCTTTGTCTTCTTGCACAACTACGTTTTCTTCAGGTGAGGCCTCCACAATTCTAGTGTGTATATGTAGTGGGGTTGATACCTTCATTTGGCATCCCTCACACCCTGCAGGGTTCAGTCGCTTAAACGTCTCGCAATAATGAGGCTTAGAATCCGCAGCTTTTTCTAATGCCGTATCCCGGTTATAGTCCGGGTGGCGTTGCGATATTTTGATTACTGCATCTTCTCGGTCAACACATTTGTCAGCGATTGAAAGTGCAGCCCGCCACAGTTCATAGTTAATGGTGGCTTGGTTTAAATATGCATTCTTCAACTGCCCACAACCCATATCTTTAAGGCTAAGCTGCATGATCTTTTTGAAAGAATGCTCTTTATTGCCCATCAAACGCTGGGTAGTTGGGTCCAAAGTATAGTTAAGTCGTTTTCCCGGAATACTCAACGAGTCAAAAATAACAGGAAAAAGATCTTTATATTCAGTAAACGGCCTAACTTCACCCTCCATAAGAATAGCCACATCAAGTGGGTTCTCTGGGTCTTTTAGGTGCTTAGTACCCGGAATGCGTAGTACCCGGGCGGCATCTGCTGGAACACTCAGGTCAATGTTAAATCCCTTAGCCACACAAGATTTCTTAAACGCTTCTGCATGTGGTATCCATTCTTGGTACGATACAGGTTCAGTAAATACCCAGTAAGCATGCAAGCCCCGGCCCGATGATATTACTGTAGGCTTTGGAACATGTGCGGATTTACAGAACCTTCTCAGTGCTTTTAAGCCTTCTGATGCGTCTGCGTAAGGTTTATTTTCTCCGCAGTCGATGTCCAAATAGAATGACTTTAACTGATCTACGTTTGCAACGATCCTAGTTTTGTGGGTGTGAAATGCAGCTAAACCAAAGAACGCATCATAACCGCCAGTCACAAACTCCGCAGACTTTTCCAGCAACTCGTCTACAGAATTTACTCCCAACTGCCTTACCGAATTAGATGCACCTCTAGCGCCTTGTTTTATCCCGAATAGAAAGTATTTGCCTCCCGCCGGCAGTACTGATTCTAAAAATTGTTTTGGAGTAATCATACCGTCCTCAGCCGTCAAAGAAAAAAAGGGGCAGGGCATGACGGTAATGCCTCTTCGGTAGCTAACCTAGCCCCCCGTGTTGCTCTAGTTATTTGCTACGTGTAAGTCGTGTAGCACTTTATTTATATCGTCGTGGTGCTTCTTAGGAACGTTACTCTCCCCTTTGAACCACGCATAGACGGTAGTACGAGACACATCAAAATGTTTTGCTATACTAAGAACTGGAACGTCATAGGTAATACAAGCGAGCCCTAATTGTACTCCTACTTTTGTGTTGTCCGCAGCGTTAACCGCGTCTATAAATCCAGTCGAATAGCCTTTAGAAGAAGCTTTCATGGTTACTCCTCGTCATCCCAGTCGCTCAAGATCTTTGACACGTCTGCTTTTGGGGCTGGAGTTTCCACTGCTGGTTCTTTTTTATGTGCAACTACAGTAGGCTCTTGGATGTCATCTTCGTCTGCTGGAGGCGTGGGTTTAGCCGCTTTTGCTTTCGGTGCAGGTTCAGGGGCGAACTCTTCATTCTGTTCCGCTGGGGCTGCAAGTGCAGGCTTAGCCGCTTTTGGTGGGGCTACTGTAATAGTAATCGCACGTTTGGCTTCTTCTGACTTACCTTTTTCCATGGCGTTCATGAACTCATCGTTCTCTAAATAGCGCACAGCTTTAAATGTAAGTTTTGGGGTATCAGCATTAATGTCGAATTTCATCTCTGTAACTACTGCTGATACAGGTACGCCTTGAGAGCCCAAGAATCTACCGTAAGCTTGCAATGGCATACGTCCGTTATCTGCATCACCGAAAATAGATGTTGCTGATAGATCTAGTTGATACACATCACCGCGTGGGTCGTTCTCTAAAAGCAATGCAATACGTTGGCGGTAACGGCATGCACGGGATCCATTCTGGCCTGACCCACCGATGTTTTGTGGGCAACTAGCGCACTTGTCGGCTTGGATGTTAGGTGACTTTGGATCTGGTGTAATGCCATCTGGTGATTGGCAATCTGGAGGTGAAGCTTCCTTACTAGGGTCGTACTGTCCGGCGTAGAATGTACGTGCAATGTTCTCTGCCGCTGCGACAATAATAACGTTCATTGAGTTAGACTCGCTTGCTGCAACTTCTTTACCATTTGCAACCATACGGAATACACGACCGCGAATAGAGATACGGTGTGAGCTTAGGTTATCGCCGCCCATCAACGCTTTTGTAGTTGCATCTAGCTCGATTGAGCGTAAGTGCGCCGGTAATGGCATGCTGGCTAATGTGATTTCTGTAGACATATTAGTTCCTATCGTTTTGTAATAACTGCTGTATAAGTTCTATCCACGTTTAATCCCGGTGGATGTAGGTCGGGGTGGTCTTCTAAAAATTGCTCCATGTTACCTTGACTGATTCGTTTCTCCATCAGGTCTATGGCATCATGTTCTTTAACAAAGGTGTGAAACGAATACCAATCGTTGGTAGTAAACCGTTTGCTTATCCGCTTAGTAACTGTGCCAAACTCAGTACGCATACTTTCAACTCCCATATTGCGCATGATTTCCAGCAACTCTACTCCGATTGTCTGTAACTGTTTTTCCAGTTCTTTATCCTCCTCGGCAATTGCTCTACGTTTTTCTCTAATCTTAGTGTAAATCTTAACTAATTTTTTTGTTACATCCCCGCCATCTTCAGACATTTCTGTCTCCTTTCTCGTTAGTGAAATTCTACTTTACTCTTACAGCTTAACATTGTCAACCTTCTTCTATCAAAGTTTTATATAGATCAACAACACGAGAGTGAACATCTATTTTCTCGCTTAACATCTTGTAGATTTTAGTCTCTACTGGACTACCCTGCAGATGTACTACAGTCACTGGGTTCCTTTGCCCTGCTCGGTGCACGCGGGCGTTTGCTTGTAAATAAGTTTCTATCGAAGTGATTGGACCCCACCACACAATTACGTTGGCTGCATGTAGTGTTACCCCGTGTGCCGCAGCTTGAGGTTGAATAACTAACACTTGAGGTTCAGAAGTATCCTGAAACTTTGCAAAGATCGAGGTCCGCTTTGTTGCCGACACTTCCCCGGTAATTATGTCGTTGGATATTCCGCTATTAGTTAGCTCCTCTGAGATCCGGTGAATAACATGTTTGAACGGCGCAAATATCAAGACCTTGTGGCTGGCCTCCTCAATAACTTCTTTTAGTGCAGACATACGCTCACCACAATCAAACGATATGGCCTCCCCGCTATCCGAATATACTGACCCACATGCAAGCTGCAAAAGTTTGTTTAGGTTCGTCGCTTTATTGACCGTAGATATTTCTTCTCCGGCTACAGTAGTCAGCATTTGTTTACGTAGTATCTCGTAGTACTTTAATTGCTGTTTGGATAGCGGCGTTTCCCTGAACACCGTAGTAACTTCTGGCAAGTCTAAGCACTCTTCTTTAGAGTATCTAATAGCAGGTTGAAGCGCTTGGTGCACTATGTTCTCTGCTCTAGGCCTCGGCACCCATTTGAACTGTGAGATACGTTGCATAACCATATCTCGAAAGCCACCGAAGAATTTAGGCACCGCCGTAGGATTGACTAGCTTTGCTAAGCCATATGCATCTACCGGCGATTGTGCTGCCGGCGTACCAGTAAGCATCCACAACCATGTCTCTGGTGTAACTAAATCATGTAGAACTTTCCAACGTTTAGTCTGTGGGTTTTTATAGTTCGATGCTTCATCCACTACAATGAGATCAAACTGCGCTTCTTTAACAACATCTTTAATTATGTCGAGCCCATCAAAGTTACATATAACAAAATCTGCCCCGCTCTTTACTGCCTTAATTCGTTTCTCTTTTGAGTAGCTATGAGCCACCACACAGGTTCTATGCAGGGCAAATTTAAAAACGTCGTTCTGCCATGCCGACTGCATGATAGATAGTGGGCACAACACCAAAACACGTTTGATCGCACCGATATTCATTAGGTAGTCCGCAGCCCATATCACACTGCCAGTTTTACCTGTACCCATCTCACTAAAGCAGAATGCCTTACGGTGCAGGGTTAAGAACGATGCTGTAGTCTTCTGATGGCTAAAGGGTTTGTACATCCCCGGCCAGTTGTAGTGCCCCAGAATAGGACTAGGTATATTTTTGTACCGTAAATTCTTTAATACTTGCGCTTCTTCCAGCCCCCACTTAACCAGCACTTCCCCTGTGTCGAGTAACTTACTCTTAGGAATGACCGCGGTTATTTTATGTGGATCTCGGACTTTTAATAGCAGTGCTTTGTTTTCTATAATCTGCATGATACCCCCGTCAACAATAGCTAAACACACCAAAAGGTGATTTTGATGGTGTAGAAATGACCCGTTACGTGGGTCAATCGGTGCTACATTAGCACATTACTTTTTCTTTTTGTAGTTTCTTGCTCTATTTTTACTTGGTGCTTCTAGGTAATACCCATCTGAATTCGAGCCCCCTTTGCTTAGGGCCTTCACATGAGACACATCTTTACCTTTGCGGCTAACGCCTTTTTTATCTAAGGTTCGTCGTGCACGTTGACGTTCCATTCGATTTGGCAGTTCGCCTCGTTCTTGCTGTAATGTGTATTCCCGTTTGTAATCACGTACCTTCGGTGGCATAAAAACCTCCTGTTAACTCCGACCGTTATGATGGCAGTCTACCACAGGACACCACTTCGAGCACGTAAAATTTGGCTTAGGATTCCACACTTGTTTTTCAATTGCACCCTCTAAACGTTTCGTGTCTTCTATCCATTTCATCCAGTGTATATGCTGGTTATCACTATGATATTCGCTCTTAACAAAGTCGTTCGCAACTACGAAAAGTAACCCGGCCTTTATTTTAGCAACCTGTGGGAAGTGCTTAAATACTGCTAAAGATAATATTTCAAGCTGCTTAGTGTCTGAAAACTTACTGCTCTTGCTTGTTTTGTAATCAACCAGAAAAGCTTTATCGTCTCGCACAATAAGTAAGTCAGCAACACCTCTCCACCACACCGCTGGGTCAAAGAAATCACAGGCAGTTAGATCTTCTTTAAGCCCCATCTTGTACTCACAATACCTATCACCGGGTATTTGCTCCAATGGCTTTAGATGCTCTTGAATGTATATGAACTTCTCTGGAATTGGTGTGCCATCTCGCATGTATAGTTCGGCAGCTTCATGCACCATAGTCCCGTAGTTGAGGTGTTCTGCAGGGGGTTCTACAATATCCTTTTTTACTCGTAGCCTGTAATACTTGTGCGGACACTGCAAAAACAAATTCAAACTACTATAGGACCACGTGTACTTAATCATTAACAATCTCCATAACTATAACCCATACCTGATTCACAATTTAACGGCAGGCCGGTGGCCCATTTAGGTACATACCGCATACATTCCTCGATATATGCCCGAGCTTCATCTTTCTCTGCTTCTGGGGCTATGCACCCAATCGCATCATGCACTGTCAATACTGCACGATACCTTTTAGCAATTAACACCATCTGCTCCGCTATGATACACCGAGCAATCGCTTGGCATAGATTCTCAACGAGCTTTCCTCCATATAACTTCACTGGTCCTTTGCGTGTTTTGTAACTGTACTCAGGATAGCCGTTTTTGTTTGTGGATTGTTGCAACGTAGGGTACTTCTGCCATAACCCGTTCGGTAGTTGAAAGCCTTTCTCTACTGGGTCAAACAAAAGAACGCCTTCACGTCCTAGATTTGCGGCACTACCAGTCATCATAGCATCAATACACGACTGAGCTTGTTTCCACAAAGCTGGAATCTTATCGTACGTAGTACGGTACACATTGATAATCCGTTTGCATTCCTCTGGAGGTAACTCAGCCCCAGCAATCTTTAACTGACCGTGAAACTTTTCTGCACCCATGCCGTACCCACTACCCAGAATTGTTGACTTACCTACAAAGCGTTCACCATCAGCCACCTCATTCACTGGCTTAACATATATCTGAGAAGCCATAATTTTGTATGGGTCAAACTGCATCTGATCTTTAGGCACCTTGCGTGCGATCTCCTCATTGTTGTTCCTAAAGAACTCAACCAAGTCGTCCTGTCCAGCCAGCCATGCAAGCACTCGGGCTTCAATTTGAGATGAGTCACAGTCAATCATGACGTATCCCTCGGGGGCTTTAATAGACTTCTTCAACTTGTTTGCGTTTTGCCCACGTGATGGTAGGTTCTGAAGGTTGATTTTATCTGAGCCTCCCCACCGGCCGGTGTGTGCTGCGTAGTATTTGAGAGGTACTGGCATCAGTCCGCGGTTGGCAATATCTATGAATCTTTTCGTACGTGTTTCTTCTAGTGTGGACTTGTTACCCAACCTTGCAGAAACTAATACCTGTACTCGTGGATCCGAATGTTCTAATAACTCTTTAAACTCTTCGTCGGTCTTTGCAAAAGCCCAAGCTTCCTTGCCAGTCTTCGCACTTATTTTGCGTGGTGGATCTACCCCAAGTTGCTGTAACAGGCTTGCAAACTTATCGTTGGACATGAGCATTTCTTTATCAGCCAATGCCGCTGCGAGTAGCTTTTCTTTTTTGGCCACTGTGCTTCGCATGTGGTCTTCTAGCAATAACATATCAAGTTCTAATGCAGGTTCCGTAAACATACGTAGGGTAAGGTCAATGACCTTCAATTCTTTCTTAGGGAATTTCGCATTGAGTATCTGGAACAAGTCATAAGTAAGCTGCACATCATTGACACAATAGTCTGCGTACCGATTAAGTTCTTCTCCTGAAAAGTGTTCCCTACGTTTGCCCAATGCCTGTAGTACTTCAGTGCCTTTCTCCCCAATGTTATACCGTTCTGCTAACGCTTTGAGCGACCCACCCACTTCGACACCGTGAAGTGCACGAGCCATACTAAGAGTATCAAGCAGAGCTTTGGGATGGCAGTCAAAGACCCACGAGAGAATTGCACCGTCGAACATCGTATTGTGCGCAAGTAGCGCGGAGTCTTCCCAATCGATCTCCTGTAAACTCGTTTTGATTTCTTCATGTGTGCCAGTGACCCAGTATGGTTGCTCATTGTTTATTTTTACCCCACATAAAATTGTCTGAAACTTATAGTCCCGGATGTACTCCTCGGTTGTGATTTTAGATAAGCTATAATCCTTATCATAAAATGTTTCAAAATCCAGCGTGACTAATTGCATTATGTATTCTCCTCAGCCTGAAACAGGTCCATCTGTGTTCTTTTGGGCAGGGCTGTGCCTGACGGGTTTAATGTTTCTTGGTAATTTTTTGGCTGCATTATGGCCTCTAGTATGTCTTTTTTAATTTGCTCTCGACGTAGTTCACCTAACTTGTTTTTGACAAGCGCCGTCTCAGCCTCAGTCAGTGGGTTGGCGTTGGAGTCTCTTTCTATCGTTGCGTATAAAATGTATTCCCACTTTGCCGCTGTCTCCCGCCCTATGAACTCTTCTGGAAACATACCCATGCGTTCTACAAGCGCGGCTACTTCTGCGCATACTTCATTCTCATTTCTCATCGCTGTTCCTACCTCGAGTGTTTATATGTGTTTACAATTGCAAAGTGATTCACTGGATGCTTTGATGTCCACGTCGGCTCGGTAAATACAACCTCAATAAACCCATCCTCCACCATACTCGCCAAATACCTACAAGCAGATCTTCGTGACATATTCAATGCTTCCGAAAGTGCATCTGCATTGATATAGTTTCTGGTTTTCATAAATGATAAGATCGTTTCCCGCCTACCTGCAGAGGTCTCTCCAGTCTTAACTCTCACTTTGTTTCTCCTATTTTTGCTAGACACGCCGATACATCGGCTATGTTAGTTTCGTTGATCACTAGGGAATGCCCGCCTGTTTCTGTTATACGTGACAAGTTCTTTAGTTGCAGTGCAGTGGGTGTATTAGTTCCAGCTTTGCACTCGATACCTATAAAGGCGCCGCTATAACAACATACTATGTCGGGTACTCCACTACTGCCGAAGCCCCCAGAAACTGGGTAAAAATAATAGGCTCCCGCCTCTTCTAAAATCTTTACTACTTTTTGTTTTACCTTACGTTCTGGCGTCTGCGCCATTCTGCTCTCCTGTTAGCTTCATTAGTTTTTTAGCTTGATAGGGGTACACGGTCAGGATTAGATATTCTGGATTTACTTTGGATCCCATAACCCCCGTGACAAAGGTCCCGGACTCCACCATCTTTAAAATAGCTACTTTTTCTAGGATGAATTCCGGAAAGTTACTAGTCAAAGCCCCCGCATAATCCAAACACTGCACCGCGTATATCTCCCCGTCCTTCAAGTGCACTGTCACTACTGTCATTGTTTTCTCCAGCGTTCCCAGTCTTCCCTACATGCAGCATTACACCATCTATGTCCAGCGGATACAGGCTCAAAACAATTTAGGCATTCCCCTGTAGGCTCTACTTCCAGCTTGGCCGGCGGCTGATATTTTCGACGCATGCGTTCTTCACGCTCGATGTGTTCTTGTGCATCGTCAATTGGGTCACTCATTTTATTTAGTTCCTTCGTAGTGTTCACCGGTTGGGCCGTTGCTTCCGATGATGTCAATCCGTTTTTCATCCCAGTCTTCGGTAGGTTCCACAGGTTTATTGGGGGCAAGTGGAGGGTATCCCACTTCAGTTTTGTCTTTCCTGAAGATGGCATCAAAGTTCTCCTCAAAGCTTTTATTGTTCACCCTGCTGCGCAGTTTGTCACCTGTAATATCATTGTATGTTGTCATAGTAATGCGTCTCCGTTTAATCGCAATAGTCGGTCGTAATCTGATTCAGCTGGCTTGACTGGTTTGGCTTTGGGAATAACTTTAAGCACGAACTCAGGCCGCTTCTCTATGTATTCTAATGCATCTACCTTAGTTGTGAAAGTTCTGAGCAACTCCCCATCACCGTCATATACCTGAAACCTACGGTCTATCATTTGTCTGCCTTTTTATATCACTCACCATAAAGCAAATGATCCCCACAGCAAACCCAAGGAAAAATGCTTCGCTATAACATAGCACGTACTCGAGCATACCGTTAAGCATAACTAATCCCCTTTTAAGAAATCAATGTTCGGGGTTTCTTTTCGTAGCGCATAGTACTCAAGTTGAACCTTAGCACTGTTAATCATCTTACCAGCTACGTTGGCAAGTTCCCCTGCTTCTTTTGGTTTTATATCGCCCGCCATAAGTTGGTCAAATACATCTGATAATTCATCTCGTAATTGGGTTACTGATTTCATTTTTTACTCTCCTATTAATTAAAAGTTGTAGCCGTTTCACTTCTATAAGTGCTTGTGGGATTTCCCATAATCTAGAGCCACCTTTCTTACCTATGTTAAATACCTGTTTTATATAACTGTCAGATAGGTTTGCTCTCATTTTCTTTGCGTGATTTCTAGTCGCTTCCTTATGCTTTTCTGGATACTTTCCACGCCAATTTCTACCAATTTCTATTGCTTTTTCGGGGTTATCTTTACGCCATAGAGCCACCCGCGCATCAATTTCGTCTTTGTGTTTCAAATAGTATGTGCGCATATACAATTTTGTATGCTCGTTTTTATTCCTATTTAAGATCTTTTCTTTGTTCTCTTGGTAATATCTTTTCGTTCTAGCCCTTACTTTTTCAGCGTTAGCTTCACGGTACCGCTTACCTTTTTCAATCTGAACTTCTTTAGTTTTAATATAGTAAGCAGCTGACATTGCTTTTTTGCATGCCTTACACGTAAACTGAAGTCCGTCCTTTGTACCTCTATGTCGGTTAAATTCAGTGATTGGTTTGTCCTCTTCACACCGTCCACACCTTTTCATATCAGTCATTTCAATAGCCCAACCTTTCTCAGATAAGTAACATCCCATTCTCTCTTGCAGCCCTTACATCCTAATCCTTGATGCAGTGGGTCATACCGTAGGTCAAACCTGCAATACTGTGCACTCTTAAACCCGGGCCATGCGGTTGTCTTACATACTACGACTGACTCTCGTTTTGCTGTGTTGCAGCTGTACATGATTTCCCCCTGTATTCTACTGTTTCAATTCGTTCCAACCCAAACATACTAAGCACATGTTCTGGCATGTTAGTTCGCCCTGAAAACCAAAAGCTTACGACACTTGGCGAAGCGTCCATTTCGTTACAAAAAGCTTTGATCCGTTTGTATTTCTTAACAACCTCTGCCCTAATAAACTGCCGCATTTCCTTATCAGTCATTTTCTAGCTCCAGTTTTATCTTACCAATACATTCAAATTTGTCCGTTGAAGAATTAACTATAAATGCCATCCCTACTGTACCAAATTCAATTCCATTGACAGTTTTATACACATACAAATACTGTGGTTCTTTCGGTTGTGGTTTAATGCGATATTCACAATCATCAATCCACGTTGGGTTTTTTATTACTGACCATCCATCATATTGTCTAAAGTACATCTCAATCTCTTCACCATCAGCCCACGCTTTAATTTCTTTGTGCCATTTATGTTGTGCCATTATGACTCTCCTGCCGCAGCAATCATGTTATGTTTAAGTAGCTCCAACAGCCCCAGTTTTTGCTCGATAGATTTATACCCACTAAACGTCGTATATAATCTCCCGTCTTTGTTACCAATAATAAACACCTCATCGTATTCCATATCAATGGATGCCTGTAATTTCTCTTTAACTTCGTGTTGCTCACCTTTACTTGGTGTCTTTATTACTGTTAGTCCGCTCATTCTTCCACCTCAAAAATTGTCTCTGACCATAGTAGTTTTATTGTGTATCTTGATTCAATCCCTATTTCACTTTCTGTAAATAAGCCAGCTGCGATTTTTCCATTCTTATCAGCCCACAACCACCGCTTAATTTTCTTTGTGGTTTTCACTGGTCGCCAGTTATATTGTGGATGCGTAAGAACAAAACCGATATTATATTTATAACTTAAATCATCACACTCAAACAACTGGTCTGTGTTATCTGCTGCTAATAGCATATTTTTTCTTTGTGGGTGTTCCATCATTTATCCTTTCTTAGCGTAGAGTTTAGTACCAATATCAGGATAATCTCTTTCTTTCCAAACTACAGTCTTTATTCCTTCTATGTGGTCAATACAAGCCACAGGCTCACCCAACTGCGCTTCATGCCAAGCCATTAAATCATCGTAGGTTGTTGGGGTGGATAGGGATTGTTTAATTTTACGTACTTCTTCTATTGTTACTAATAGGCATTGGCAGTCATCTACCAATATATAATCTTCTTTTTCGGTTGTAGCATACTCACACCTCATGACTGCTTCCAAAGCCTCACGTAACCGCATAATTTCACGGTCTTTTAGTGCTAAAAGTTTTTGTTGTTCTATGACAGGCCATTTATGTTCCATACTATTCACCTTTCAATTTGTTAATTTGGTTTAGGGCTTCTTCAATGCGCTTGTAGGCAATCTCGGTGTTGTGTCTGCCTTTAACTTTTACTAAATTTTCCATAGCCTCGACTGCTATGTTCAGCATGGTTTGTAGAAAGTCATTTTTATTTTTATATCCAGCATTTTCAGCAACCAAATCAGAACTAAACTTAACCAATTCATCTATGCGTTGTTGTTGGTATTTACAAGCGTCATCCCAAGTAGCTTGATGTTCATGCTTATCATACTTAGATATGCCTCCTGAATTTACTTGAACTTCCCACCACTTCTCAAATTCCTCACGTTCACTCATACTATTCACCTTTACCTGTTAAAGTTTTCTCAATACTTTTAATGATTACTTCTAGGTCTGCGATTATTGCTTTTTTATCTTCTTCACTTTCGCCAACGCCCTCCATTGTTGCTTCAGTTATTCCTCCATAGCCACTGGATATATGTATTGAGTATAAAACTGGGGGTTTTGCAGAATTTATCTTAAAAATATTACTCATCTCACTACTCCAAACATAAAATAGTTAGTATCAACCAAAAGCACGCCCATCCATATGCCCCGGTGATGATACAAATAAAAGCTATAATCAAAAATAGTATGTTCATCTCACCACCTCACACTGGTCTAATAAAGTTACATTCAATTTACGTGCCATGTTCTCGATTGTAATGCTACACGTTACAACTTCTACTTTTGGTACGCGGGTTAATGCATCAAACCATGTGCCTACAAGCAACACACCCATCATGCAACACGCCATTACGTTCGCTACTATTCCTAAATCTTTCATAGGTCTCTCCTTAATTTGGTCTTTGAGTTATTAAAGTGTTATGAATTACGTTCCCCACCCTTAACTAATACACCTCACATTTTCGCGGGAATAAAGTGTATTAGCATAACCCCACAGTTACGTTGCCCGACCTAGGTATTTTGAAAGGAAGTCACATGGGAACAACCCTACTATTTAAAATACCTCGAACATTGACATGCTACTGCCTCGTACGCCGTATACATGTCCTCTGTTGCTTTGTAACCGTCTGCGTTCTTGTGGGGTCATAGGCGTTGGCTTTTTATCAAGCAACCTAATCTGCCTAGCCCCGGGGATTATGTTCTTTGGTGCTTGTTCTACTTTAGCTTCACGATCAGGTGGATAGTAGTGCCTTCCTGTCGGTATGTAGTATGCATCTGAAGTAAAGCCCTTACCTCGTGGGTTTATCATTTCTATAGTCTTAGTTGCAAGTAGATTTCGTAAATGGCTACGAGTCTGATCTCTGGTTATATTGAACAGCCTAGCTAGATTACCAACTGTCCCATACCCTGTAACACATATATGGTCAAACACCTGCTGCCGTATCTCGTCACTATGGTGCAATATCTCTAGCCGAGTCATCCCACTTCCCATAATCCGTTTAATTTTCATGGCACTCTAAGCTCCACTACCTCAATCTCTGATGTTTTATCATCCGGTAACTTCACCATAACTGTTGTAGGAAAATGCCCCATCCTTAAAACCTTCACCACACAGTTGCCTCTATCCCACCACATCCACTCTGGGAGCGTTCCATTTGCTTCGTTCATTTAAAATTCTCCTTCTGGATATTCATACTCGATCAACATATCAAGTGTATGTCGTGCCGCAAGTAGGTCGCGCTTCCCGCCTTTATCTCTAAACCGGGTCACGTATTTGATTATCGTGTGCTGCATCGGGTCCAGCTTATTGTGCATTGAGTACTCTATCGGCTGAATTGCCAACTTAGTATAGTGCGCATCTATCGCTGTTATTTCTATATGTTCGACCATATTTTCTTCCGCATTTACCCAGTTTTCATTAACTTCCCACATTTCATCACTCATTCCATCACTCATGTTTAACTCCTAATGTTTAATGCTGCTATTATTGTTTGTGCTGCGTCGTCATGGTCTGTGGTAAAGAACCGGTGAGTGTCGTATTCTGTCTCTACTACATACATTGCCACGAGCTTTTCATTTATAGTATGAGGCAGTGAGTGAATGCCTACCAAATCTCCACCCGCCACTTTAACTAGCGCTTTAAGTTCCTCATCTGTCATAAAGCTTCTCGCACTACTGCATACTTGTTGTCGCTTAGTCTCATCCCGACACCCTTAACTATCTTTCCGATCGGGGCTATCCTAATCAGTGCTACGTTTACATCCGTTACCTCCTCTCCGTTTTCAATCTCCACTATATCTAATACGTCCCCACATGCATCGGTATAGCGCTGTAAAGCAAGTAGGTCTTGGTCTATCCTAAACGCCTCGGGCGTTTTACTCATTCCTGCTCCCATAAGCCCCCCTGTTCCTTGTTGTAGTGCCTGTGCGTTCGCAAAATATCCATTTTGTACCGCTTGAAAATACCCGCCTTGTACTGGGTATATGGATGTTGATGAAGTAGTCGTGGTTGTGTACGTTGGGGGTGCAGGGTTCATAATAGAAGATATAGTAGCACCACCAAATATATTTTTAAAAAATGACATAAAACCTCCTAATGTACTCAGCAGTTTATACTTGACACTGTCAGAAGTCAAACGCTTTTAAGATGGAGTCAACCTTGTCTTTCACGTCATGTCTCAGTGTCGCATCCTCACGCAAATCAACCGCTTCAATACCATGCAGTGCCCCCTCCAGTGTGCGTCTGGCTTGCTCCAATTTCGGGTCGTTAGTAACATTTAAGTTACTTAACATGCCACACAAATCTAGCGCATTAGATACCAATGTATCCCTAAAGATCTTTTTAGTTTCTCCATCCGCGTAGTCCAGTCGTTCGCTGAGTTTGCTTAGTATGTCATGTAACCTATCCCACATATCTTTCATAGCGTCGTTGATCTTGTGCTCGTAGTACCCTTTGAACTGTTCTTGCAACTCAGACTTAAGTTCTTCACCCACGTCTACCCTAAAGTCTCCTGTGTCTGGCAACGGTAAAAACACATACTTAAACTTGAACCGACCAATGATGTCCTCCACGTCAGGGTACTCCGCCCGGTCAAACAAATTGCCAAGCTGAAACGCCGCCGCTGATACCAGTACCGGGTACTCTCTAACAAAGTCGTCCACCAGTGTTTGGAACTCTGTTTCATACTGCCCAAGCTGAGCCTTATATGTAAAGAATGATTTCATTGGTAGCAACCGAGACCCACCGTCCGACCAAGGTAGCGTCTGCTCATAGTGCCAATTACGTACCATAGCTACGTGCCGTTGAATCCTATCTAGCACATCAGTGCCGGCTAAGAGGTGCTTAGATACTGATGCCGCTTGCTTACTGTGTGCCGCCTTACTTAGCACAACTTCCTCTGATGTTTTCTTATCCATCTTGCGTCCTGTCCATACAGACAGATTTAAATCTACTAATACTGATACGTTCTGAATCATGATGTAACTCCTTTTGTTTGTTTCGTTTATTTCGTTTATTTCGTTTATTTATAAACAGCTGTTTATAAATGCAATTCATTTGCTACGATTGTGTCCCATACTCGTTCATCACTTATTAGCCAGTCATAGTTACTCTCCAATGTCTTATATAACTCATGTGCCCAAGAGTCTGCTAGGCGTTGCACTTCATCTTCAAACCCTGTGTATTCCTCCTCTATGCCCCCCTCAAACATGTTCTGGTAAAACTCATTCATCTCTGGGTCTTCAACAATATCAAAATAGTGCAGATCATCTACCTCTACACCGCTTGTCTGACAACTACCCCTACGAGATGCCTCGGCAAAATTAATGTTAACCGCGTTTAACTCAACTGCCTTAAAGATGTTTGGGTATTCTCCGTCAAGCTTATTGCTAGTCATAAAGAGCCTGTCATCTGTAACCCTGCCAGTAAACGCAGCACCAGACCCTTGACTCCAAAACCCACTGAATGACATGTCATCAACCTCTATCCCGTAGTTCTTTTCCATGTCCTCCTTAAAGTCCTCATAGATATACTCCCACCAGTCATGGTCGACGTTAATCTCTCGATATGTTTCTATCAGATCTTCCTTAGTCTTATCTTCTTCGTCCATTTTTAATCTCCCACATATACAGATGTTCCTACATCAGCGGTGATACCCTTAGATGTAATACCCCATAGCACTGGCACTGACCAATCACCCCAGCCACCGCCTAAGTACCCATCAGTCAAAACTACGCAACACTCAGCGTTAATCTTTTTCTCCTTGATATACTCGGGCACACACTCAACCTGTGTACCCCCCCCACCTGCTGGCTTAGTACTGTTAATCAACCCTTCGTACTCCCCTTGCTCATACGTCTCATGTCCGGCCACCTCGGTATCCCAATACAACAAGTGCACCTTACTCGGACGAACAGAGTTACATATACTCATCATCTCCCCCAAGAACTGACCCAGTTCCGCACTACCAATAGAGCCTGATGTATCTATGGCAACTACAATATCCCCAAGGGTTTCACCCTCCATAGATGGCAGGTATACTTCCTCGCTTATCCACCTACGGTTCGGCCTGCGGTATGATGAATAGTCACGCTCAACACATCTGGACGATACAAAATCTCGCAACACCTCACGCCAATCGACCTTAGCTTCTAACTGCTCGGCAATCTCTCGGGCTACACTACCTTTCATTTTCCCTGCCAGTATCGCACCTTGACGTAGCGCCTGATCAACTTCCCGGGCTAGAGATTCTTTCTCGTCCTTACTTAGTTCCTTAGCACCCTCCCAGTCATGCTCATCAAACCCTTCACCACCACCGCCCCCACCCTGTCCATCATCCTTCAGCAATCGGAATACGGTATGTGCATCTAGCCCACGATACTGCTCATCTATCAATCCACCTTTGGGCAACTTCACATTACTGCCGGACTTATCGCTGTCCACTATCATGAGGTTTATAACATAATCACACGCCATATTCGCCCGCCTAGCGTCCTCGTTGTATAGGTTCTCCCACACAGTCATATGCCGGAATGCTTTGTGTAAGTTCTCATGCAATACCAAACCACGTACCTCTGGGTCTGATAACCCATCAATGAATGTTCTACCATACAAAACATCTTTACCATTAGTGCATGCAGTAGGTACATCATCCCTCACCTCGGTACTGCCCATCATCATGATGCCTGAATATAATACGTACTCAGGGTTGCCCATTAACCACACATGAGCCCGTTGTACTCGTTGTTCCGCTGATAGTTTACTCATTTACCTTCTCCTATTTCATCAGGTACTTCGACTTCATCCCCCAATTTGCTAGCTACATAACACCGCATCGCGGCTATGAGTGGGGTTTCACCATGCGCTAAAACCACGTCTGTTCTGCCGCGCACGTCTATGTCTTTTACGGCTTCCCACTCATATCCCGTAGACAAAGATATTTCTTCACGCTCAATAATCGGCCCGCCTACAAGCCAGTTTGTTGAATAGTGGGTATTTCCCCACGTATACCACGCGATTTTAAAGTTATTTACTACTTCTGGCTCTGACCGTCCCTCACACTTAGTCACTGCCCAATCCAACGCCGCACCACTTGCTTCACTGACTTTAACTTTCATTTCATTCCCTCCCTAGCTGTCGCGTATAGTTTCCATACTGCATAGTCTTCATCTGGTACCCCTGTCAACGTTATATCGCTAGTCATTGGTGCCACGTAGTACAAGTACTCCGTCTTTCCTGTAGCGGACTCGTCTTTTGATTTATAATCATAGTCATACTTTTCAGGTCTAGCTTTAGTCAACATCTTAAACACCTCAAACCCTGTATCTGCGTCCATAATCAAGCGACACCCACCCACTGTTAGCATTACTTTATCCATGTCAAATCTCCTAGAATACCCATTGATTTTTTAGTGCCCAGTTTTTAAAGTCTGCGTTACCAATAGCCATGCTTTGTTTGGCTGATGACATCACAATAGATTTAGCGAACAGCGCTTGCCACTCGAGATCCATTCTCTGCACATACTCCATCCACTTACTCAATGTATCTTTCTCTACCCTACTTAGTGCACTGAACACCATAATGCATTTAGCTACGGTATCAGTAGGCAGTGGGGTCGTAGTCGGCGCTTTGATTACTGCCTCCCATGATGGGAGCTTGTCCGCCACAGTAAAGAACGCTTGCATATCACGGGCTGCGCTCTCACCGATAACACCTGATAACATGCTTATGGTAACTCCATCGCCTAACACTTCACGTTTTGCTGCGACCTGACTAGCCTTCTCTAATGAACGTGGTGTAACAAAGGCCGTAGTGCCGGCACGTGTCGGCTGGAATATGTATGGATTCTCACGCTGTGCTGGGTCTGTGAATGAAGCCAAACACTGAGGGAACTGCTTAACCCACGCAATAACAGTCGCATCCAACCCGTTAGGTATAGCAAAGTTATCTATCCACACATCAGCATCAGGTTTCTCTACTGTAATGAAACACACACGGTTCCGGGCATGCGCCTCCATCAAATCTCCAACACCCTCTGCCATCAGGTTAGTAGTACCGAACACAATAGAACCCTCGGGCAAGCGGTGATCACCAATCCTATGCTCTAACATCAAAGTAAGTAAGACGTTCTTAACAGACTTCATGGCCTTACCAATCTCGTCGAGCATCACTATCACTGGCTTGTCCTCGTGCATCATAAACCTAGCGTTCGGCGCAAACTTAGTCACCTTCATCTTTGTTTCCTGCTGTGTATATGGCAGGGCAAAGTCACCCAAGTCTAGTAATGTGCAGTCTATGTACGCTGTGTTGTAGTGGGGCAACTGCTTGGCAATAGTCTTTAACACTGATGACTTCCCAATACCCATCTCACCCTGACCGATGATAGTCACGTCTCTACCTACTGTTACTACTGCATCTGCAAACTGTTTCAATGTTACTGCGCTACCAAAATTTAATTTACTCATTTTACGACTCCTAGTTTTTTGTTTTGTTTACTTAATTGATTTAGCCGGTGTAGTCCTGTTGATGTGATTTGAAGCTCCGCCCCAAACCAGTAGTCATCTACGTACCCCATGTTTTCCAATATCACTGCTATTTCCACGTTTTCCTTTGTTCGTTTAACTCTCTCCTTCCCATATAAAATTAACCACGTAAGCAACTCATCATCACCTGTCACGTGCACCTCCTTGATTTGTAAACAGCTGTTTATATTTTGCTAACTTCTCCTCTGCCTTAGTTTTATTTGCCTCCTCTCGGGTTAGTTCATTAAGTCTGGTTAAACCTTCCGGGGTAACTGCAAAATTCATACCATAGCCAATCATTTTTACATACTTAAAATTCTGTAAGATAGGAAAGATCCCCCACCCACCATTATCAAGCCACGTAAATAGCGCCTTAGTGTCCGAAATACCTTTCCCAAACAACAACACCCATGTAAGTAGTGCTTCGTCCGCTTCTTTTTGTCTATCCAACTTTTTCTGGGTCTTTGATGTTTTAGTTTTGTAGTGCCCTCTCACATCAACGTTTCGTTTCATTATGCCCATACCCTTGGCTTGGAAGTCCACACCTGTGGGACGTTGTCTTTCACAATCTTAGCGATGCGGTTTCTAATTGTCTCTGCTGGCACTGGGTCTTCATAATTCTGTGTTTGATATGCACTGTACCCATACTTCAGCACCATCCAACAATACAGTTTAGTCCAGTCGTCCGTAGTGCCTTCGGTAGCTATGCGTTCTATCTCGTCATACATGCGGGAAGGGTAACTGCCTCCACTTAACCTACACCCAACACTGAAACTGAATGTACTACTCCAGCTATCTGAACCCCGATGTTCATCCATTGTTTCTTTTGTTACTACCCCATTAGTTAGTTTGTGCAGTGTTTTCATATACTCCACCATAGGTTTGAATGGCAACATTGTAAGGTTCATAGCTTTCCGGCTGATTACAGGCACTTGCTCAACTATGGGTTGCAGTGGGGTTAGCTGTCGGTCTTCATTTATCTGAAACTGCGTTACATTTTCTAGTAGTGGGAATTTATATCCCCTTGGCCACCCAACCCATATCTTGTTGTATCTTTTATGCGTAGTGAACAAACGATTCAACTTGTTATACCCCACCCAATGCATAAACGCCGCTGTTGATGTTGACACCCACCCACCAGTATTAAACTCGACCACCCCCGCGCTTGATACCAGTACAACGTCGGTACTGTACAGCCGATACCCATACCATGCCCCGTCGGCACGATGCACTTCTACTACACATTCATTTGTTCTACGACGGCCATTCGCAGGGCGTATATTTTCACTAGCCCGCTGCCCTCGCAAAGGTTTTGTTTCTTCGTAGTGCTTTTTGATCTGTTGATATACTAAGTTCATAATGTTTCCTCTCGATTTGTAAACAGCTGTTTATAAAAGTACTACTAAAGCCACCATCAAAACTAACCAAACTACACACACTACCCAAACATCCGTATCCGAGCGTGTCTCCTGCACAAACTCTAGTTCCCCGTCTTTTATGTCATACCCAAATGCATCTTTACTTGTTCGTGGGTAGTTATAGTCCAGCGGGTTGTAGCGCCACTTTACTGGCGGTGGTGTTTTTGTTTTACTCATTTTGTATCTCCTATTAGTAAATATCTATGCTTCGCAGTGGTGTAAACCCTCTGTCGCCATACTCTGCGGTGTTAGCTTCGTACATACTCCATGCCGTACCCAGACCGACAAATACTGTGCCATCCCACATACCGACGCACGGCTCGCCCATAAATCTACCTTCACCTACGTAGTACCGCATTGGTTCTAAATCTTCTTTTGGTATCATGTTACTTCTCCTTTAATTAAATCTATCGCTTTTTGTGCGAGGCGTAGTGACCTCGGGGTATGTTCCAGCAAGCCTTCATTAATACAGCGTTCCCAGTTTAGTTCGCGATTTGCCCAAGTATTTAATAGGACGTCAGTAGATACCCCGTCAGTACCAAACTCTATAAGCCAACGCATAGCTTTCTCGGCCGTCATTTTATTATTCTCATCGCTCATTTCCCACCTCCCTTTAGCCGTGCTTTATGCCGCTCTTTAGATGCGAGCCGATAGCTTTTTGCCCGATGATACTCAGGCGTTTTTAGATACAATCCTAGCTTGTGCACATACACTGCGACTTTTCTTAAATCTTCTGAGTCAAGTATTGATACCCTAGTGGCTAGTTCAATCAAAGCATCTGCATAGTTAGGATGAAGCATTGGCCTTGCGTTTGTTTTACCCTTAGCTTTCCCTGCGGGCAGCGTCACTGTTCTTGTGTTTTGGTTGTTCATTTCCCACCTCCCTTGTGGCTTGAATTTAACCCAGTCAGCAATGATAGGTCTGTTACTACTATGTAATTGCTTTTCGGCATGGGAACTATTGTGTGCTTTGTTTTTCTAGCGGCAACCTCACCGCAAGGCAGGCACGTCGTATATCCGAGCTTAGCCCGACCTGATGCAACACTTTCACCACACCTAATGCAGTTCGCTTCACTCATTTTGTTTTCCTTCCGGGTCTACGTTTTTCTAACTGATACTGCATGGCGCTTCGTGTTAGCCTGTATAGTGCAGTTTGTTTTTCTAGCAGGGCAATCATATCGTCGACGTTAGCTATTGCACTTTCAAGTCTATCGTCAGTCAACCTATCCCACTTCGGTTTTTGTATCTCGCCCGCTTCACTCATTTTGTTTTCCCCATATGGTGTCTCGTATGCGTTGCATAGTTATAAATATGTGTTGTTCGGGGTTCTGCATATCATCTTTTACTTCTTCATAATGGGTTTGTTCCGTCTCCCACATATAATCCAACAACTGGGCAATATCTGTTTCAAGTCGACTGTTTACTTTACTCATTTTGTTTTCTCCTTTTATAAACACCTGTTTACAAATTGCATCACACATAAAACTTCTCTCACTCACTAAAACATATTATACCACATATCCTTGACAATGTCAAGGTTTATAGAGTTCGGGTGTTCGGTTTGGTGCATGTTGTTTTTTCCAACCTCAAACACATGTAAAGCATTTTTTTCTGTGTTTTATATCATTTTGCCTCGTTTTGTCCTTAAATCACGTGTAAAGCATTTTTTTCTGTGTTTTACCAAGTCCTGTTCCACCTCTCTTTGGCCGTTTATCACGTGATAAATGGTTTTTTCTGTGTTTTGTTCCAATATTGCATGTTTTCCTGTTCTGGTGACAAAATTCGACGCAGCATACCAAACCTTTACGAATCAATGACTTAGCAAAAACCTTGTTCCGCTTGTTCCGGAGCGAGTCCCAGAGCAAGTACTTGGATTGGCGCGGGTTGTGGGTATAGTTTTGGCCTTTGTTCCAATTTTGGCAATGTTGTATATCTTATCCCCGCGAAGGGGACGAAGTCACCGATTAACGGCCAAAATTATGCAAGCCACTGGGTAAAGAGAAAAGACACTTTTACTTTACTATTAATATTTCATTTATTGGAACAAGAGACAATACTAACCCTGCAACCCGCGCCAATGCTAGATAGTCGTCCGAGAATTGCTCCGGAACAAGCGGAACAGGTTTTCGTTAGTCCATTGATTTTACTGCATATTTCCAAAAAATCTTGTTCCGGAGGTAGGAACAAACCCTCCAAAATTGCTTAAAAAATAGGCAAAAAACCCTGTTTTGTCCCTTTATCGTAAAACGAACCTCGAAAATCGGGGTTGAGAAAGGGACAAAACTCGCAAATAATAAGGGACAAAACCGAATAACGGCCAATACGATAGCTGTAACCCGCGCCAGTGCTTGCTGTACGCCGATTTTAGGTCGAATGGTAAAAATTCCCAATTTATAAACAGCTGTTTATATTTTCAAACACGCCAAAACATAATCGGCTGAGCCATCGCCATAAACATCATCATAGGGAACTGGTATCAATTTACACGGCATAAAACGCGGGCGATAAAAAACCCGCCGAAGCGGGTCAATTTAAGTTTAGGATTAGTCGGCTATCTCAGTCTCACTTGATACATTAAGTTCTTTTAGCAGGCCGTTTATAAAGCCCATTGCTTTAAGTAGGTCGAAAGGTGCGGCCTCGAGGTTTTGAGCTTTACGGGCTAGCTTAATCGCGTCGCGTACAAACGCTGTTACCGCGTCGGTTGGTTTTGCCTCGGCCTTTTCTTTCGGGAAAGCGTAGGCCTCTATGCGTGAGAAATAAGAGGCTACTAAGCCGCGCGCGGTTGCTTTGTTTTTGCGGTTGACTTCGGCCTGCTCGGTTTTGTCACCGCGCGGAATCTCGACGGTTAAGTACGCTTGAAACTTCTTATCAAGTGCCGGGATAATTGCGTCGGCCTCGAATTGCTTTTTAACCTCGCGGAACGTTTCGGCACTTGAGAAGAAGCCGCGTACTGCGACGCCGGCGTCGAGCCACTTCTGTTGGCTGGTTGTATCAGCCTTAATAGCTGATTGGGTTGCTGATACGACGTTTGTGTAGGTTGCGTTTGTCATGATGTGTTACCTTTCAATATGTAAACAGTGTTTATAAATAGCCGCCGCGTTATTGCTTCGGCATACTTCGTATTATACGGGTTAACGGGCTGGCACTAAGCTATTTGAGATTGGCCGCACCCCACTATGGGGGTATAGTCCCGATATGGTGATAAGGTTCCCCGCGTCGACTATGCACTATGATATGCTCGAGATATCACGAAGTTTAAAAAATTACCCCCCACCCCCCTTGACAAAGTCAGCCCAGTATGTAACTATGCAAATCTAGCAAACACCCCCCATACCAAAAACATTTAGGTACTATATGGCGGGGGGTATATAATTTTGCATAGGGTTTTACCCACAACGTGATCATCACGCAAAGGAAAGTTTTTAATGCCATTGGTTATAACGCCAGAAGCAAATATCCCATTACCGTTCGATGTAAGCCCGGACGAGATTTCCCAATTTAGAGACCGTGCAAAAGCCGCGGTAAATACTGTTCGCATCCTAGCTGAAGCTGGGGCCCCAATCGAAGTGTCTGAAGAAGACGTATTTGATTCTCACAAGTTATTCGCAGAAGAAAGAACACTTAACGTTGCCAAGGTAACTCCCGGAACTTTACTGCACCTAGATGCACTGCTGTCCGAATACGATAAGGGCTTGCTCAACGCGTCCCATAGACTTAGAAATTACGTAACAAACCGATTGATTGAAGAGTCAAACAACGCTGACCCAAAGATTAAGATCAAGGCTTTGGAGCTCTTAGGTAAAGTCGGTGAGGTTGGGTTGTTCACAGAACGAGTTGAAGTTACACACACTATAAGATCTACAGCGGAGATTGAGCAAGAGCTAATGAACCGTCTCGAGAAGTACATGGGGGATGTTGAAGTTGTGCCAGACTCTAGGGAAGATCGTGTTAAGTCTCTCGAAGAAGAACTGAAACACGTAGGGGAAACCTCACAAGAGGAAGATGAAGCACAGGTTACTGTGCCCTACGTGCCACCAGCAGATATAAACTTGAACGACATCAAGATATGACCCCCGAATTAGCTAGAGCACTTGCCAAAGCCCTTCCAAGAATGCCAGAACATGAGCGGGTGGCTACAGAAAAGCTATTGGAAGAGTTTGAAAAGGCAAATAAAGTTGAGAAATGTTCCAATTCTTTCATGGAGTTCGTGCATCAAGTATGGCCATCGTTTATTCATGGGGCACACCACGAGAAAATGGCTGAGGCGTTCGAGAGAGTTGCCAGTGGAGAAGTAAAACGCTTGATAATCAACATGCCACCACGCCACACAAAGTCAGAATTCGCCTCGTACCTACTGCCGGCATGGTTTTTAGGTAAGTACCCAAACAGAAAAGTGATCCAGACGTCCCATACAGCAGAACTTGCGGTAGGTTTTGGTCGTAAAGTGCGTAACTTAGTCGACTCTGAGGCGTATAAATCGATATTTCCGGACATGGGGCTGCAAGCAGACTCAAAAGCAGCGGGTCGGTGGAACACAAACAAGGGTGGTGACTACTTTGCGATCGGTATTGGCGGTGCCGTTACCGGTAAAGGTGCGGATATTCTGATCATCGATGACCCACACAGCGAGCAAGAGGCCGCCCTAGCCGAGGTTAACCCGGAAGTGTACGATAAGACGTACGAGTGGTATACATCAGGCCCTAGGCAGCGTCTGCAACCGGGTGGGGCTATCGTGGTTGTTATGACTAGGTGGTCTAAGAAGGACCTGACAGGGCGAGTTTTGAAATCCGCGGCCCAACGAGGGGGAGAAGAGTGGGAAGTTATTGAGTTCCCTGCGTTATTGCCTAGCGGGCGCCCCCTGTGGCCTGAGTTTTGGCCAAAAGATCAATTAGAGGCGCTTAAAAACGAGTTGCCTAACTCTAAATGGATGGCGCAGTACCAACAACAGCCTACATCTGAAGAATCTGCTATCGTAAAACGGGAATGGTGGAAGATATGGGAGAAAGAAACTGCCCCTGAGTGTGAGTTTGTTATACAGTCTTGGGATACAGCGTTCCTTAAGACTCAACGGTCCGACTTTAGTGCGGGTACTACTTGGGGAATATTTTATAAAGACGATGACACAGGAATCCCACAAGCGAATATAATACTGCTCGACGTTGTTAAGGATCGGATGGAGTTTCCGGAATTAAAACAAAGGGTTATGGAGGCGTATACATATTGGCAGCCAGACTCTCTGATTGTAGAGGCTAAGGCGTCCGGAACCCCGCTAATATTTGAGTTGCGGGCAATGGGTATACCGGTGCAAGAGTTTACACCGTCAAAAGGGAATGACAAGATTGCTAGGTTAAACGCAGTATCTGATATATTTGCGTCAGGGCGGGTATGGGTTCCAGATACTAGCTGGGCGGAAGAGATGGTGGATGAGGTTGCTTCGTTCCCGTCAGGAGAGCATGATGACTTAGTTGACTCGATGACCCAAGCGCTGCTGCGGTTTAGACGTGGCGGGTTCTTACGATTGCAGACAGACTATGAGGACGAACCAGACGGGTTTAGAAGTTCAAAAGGAAAAGTGCTGTACGCACTTTAATACGACACAAAGGATAAAACATGGCAACAAATATAGATAAAAGTGTGTACGCGGCACCGCAGGGGCTCGAAGATTTAATTGGGGATCAGCCGGATTTAGAAATTGAGATTGAGGATCCAGAGAGCGTTGAGATCTCTATGAACGGCTTAACGGTCCAGCTGGAACCAGAAGAAGAGTCGAATGAAGACTTCGATGCAAACTTGGCGGAATACATGTCCGAGGGTGATCTTGCAGAGCTATCTGGCGACTTACTTGGCGAGTATGAAACGGATGTAAATTCCCGTAAGGACTGGTTAGATACGTACGCTGACGGCATTGAGTTACTTGGCATGAAGGTAGAAGATCGTACGGAGCCATGGCCCGGAGCATGTAGTGTGTTCCACCCGATTATGGCGGAAGCGTTAGTTAAGTTCCAAGCTGAGACTATGATGGAGACTTTCCCAGCTGCCGGCCCAGTAAAAACGCAGATCATTGGTAAGCTAACTCCTGAGAAGGAAGAAGCCGCAGTTCGTGTAAAAGAAGATATGAACTACCAGCTTACAGACGTAATGCCAGAATTCAGGCCAGAGCATGAGCGTATGTTATGGGGTTTGGGTTTAAGTGGTAATGCGTTTAAAAAGGTTTACTACGATCCATCGTTGCAACGCCAAGCGTCTATGTTTATTCCTGCTGAGGACATTGTAGTGCCTTATGGTGCGTCGTCCTTAGAAACAGCGCCACGTGTAACACACGTAATGCGTAAAACAGAGAATGAACTTCGCAAGCTACAGGTCGCAGGCTTTTATAGGGATATTGAGCTAGGCGAGCCTAGCCATTCAATTGAGCAGGTAGAGAAAAAGATCGCCGAGAAGATGGGTTTCAACGCTTCTATGGACGACCGCTACAAGCTCCTTGAGATGCATGTAGATTTGGATTTACCCGGCTATGAAGATACGGACGAGGACGGTGAAGAAACAGGTATTGCACTACCATACGTAGTAACGCTAGATAGAGGCACAGGTGAGATCCTAGCAATTCGTAGGAACTGGAACCCAGAAGACGAGACAAAACAGAAACGTCAGCACTTCGTACATTATGGCTACATCCCGGGATTCGGGTTCTATTGCTTCGGTATGATCCACCTGATCGGTGCTACTGCTAAATCAGGCACCATGTTGCTACGTCAATTAGTAGACGCTGGTACTTTGGCAAATCTACCGGGCGGGTTTAAATCACGTGGCTTGCGTATTAAAGGTGACGACACTCCAATTGCTCCGGCAGAGTTCCGTGATGTTGACGTTCCGTCAGGCACGATTAGAGATAACATTCTTCCGCTTCCATACAAAGAGCCAAGCCAAGTATTGCAGAGTTTGATGAATCAGATTATCGCTGAGGGTAAAGCGTTTGCAAATGCAGCCGATCTTAAAGTGTCAGACATGTCCGCAAATAGCCCGGTGGGTACTACGTTGGCAATTCTTGAGCGCACTCTAAAAGTGATGTCAGCAGTTCAGGCAAGAATTCACTATGCGATGAAGCAAGAGTTCAAGTTGTTAGCAGGGATTATTCGAGACTACACCCCGGACGACTATTCATATGACCCGATAGAGGGCGACCGTAGGGCTAAGCGTAGCGACTATGACATGGTGACTGTAATTCCAGTGTCTGATCCTAACGCAGCTACAATGAGCCAGAAAGTAGTTCAGTACCAAGCTGTTATGCAGATGGCCAAGGACAGTCCTCAGATCTACGACATGGTAGAGCTCAACAAGCAGATGTTGGAAGTGTTAGGCGTCAAGAACATTGGCAAGCTCATCCCAGCTGCAGAGACTGATACCCCTCGAGACCCAGTGTCTGAGAACATGAATATGATCAACGGCAAGCCGGCGAAAGCGTTCATCTATCAGGACCACCAAGCACACATTGAAGTACATATGGCGGCGCTAAAAGATCCGAAGATGGCAAAGCTCATCGGTCAGGCGCCACAGGCTCAGGCAATATCATCAGCGTTTGTTGCGCACATCAGTGAGCACTTGGGTTACGCATATCGTGCGCAGATTGAAGAACAGTTAGGTGCGGCACTCCCGGCTCCGGAAGAGAAACTAACAGAGCAAGTAGAAGTACAGTTGTCACGCCTCACCGCACAAGCAGCTAAACAACTACTAGCCAAAAACGAGAGCGAGGCGCAGCAAGAGCAAGCGCAACAGCAAGCACAAGACCCGTTGGTACAGATGCAGCAGCAAGAGCTACAACTTAAAGCCCAAGAAGTTCAGATTAAAGCCCAGAAGTCACAGGCGGATATCGAGCTTGATAAAGCTAAGTTACAGGTTGATATCATGCGTATTCAGTCAGAGGAACGCAAAACTGGTGCTCAGATGGGTCTCAAGGCTACAGGGGATAAAGCTAAGCTTGAAGCTAACCAGCAGATGGAAGGTGTACGCATCGGTGCTGACATTGCTAAATCTAAAGCCCAGATGAGTTCTACAGAACGGGCTCAAGTGCGGGCCTCAGCAGTTAGGCAGCCGCAACAACCCAAAGGAGAAGCTGAATAATGAATGAAACACTCGAGCTTTTAGTCTCGCAACTCGAAGAAGAACGCAAAACAATCTTAGAATCCTTGGGGGATGGCGCCCCCAAGTCGTACGACGAGTATAGATATACCACAGGGATTGTTCGGGGGATCCTTATGGCGCAACGTAGTATTTTAGACCTCGCAAAACAAATGGAGAACTCAGATGAGTGATTTAAACTTAGGTCAAGCAGTTGACCTATCGCAGATCTTGAACAAACAGGATGAGCAGAAAGCCACACAACTTCCAGAGCCTAAAGGATATCGTATCTTATGTGCGGTCCCAGAAGCAGAGGATGCTTACGACAGTGGGATTATCAAAGATTCGTCTACAAAGCGGATTGAGGAGAATTCAACGGTAGTGTTGTTCGTGCTTAAAATGGGTGATTTATGCTACAAAGATGAATCAAGGTTTCCTACTGGACCATGGTGTAAAGAAGGTGATTTTGTATTGACTAGAGCATACGCTGGCACTCGATTTAAGATTCATGGCCGTGAGTTTAGAATTTTAAACGACGATTCTGTTGAAGGTATTGTGGACGACCCACGCGGATATTCCCGCGCATAAAGGAGAAATAGTATGGCGAATACATTTGAAAGCGATGAGTTTGTGTTTCCGGACGAGAAAGATGAAGGTACGGGCACTGAACCCGCAGAAGAAAGTTTAGGTTCGGATGAAGTTGAGGTCGATATTATCGATGACACCCCACCACAAGACCGAGATAGAACCCCTCTCCCTGCGGAGGTTGTCCAAGAATTAGAAAAAGATGAGCTAACTGATTATTCAGAGCGAGTAAAAACTCGCATGTCTCAACTTAAAAAGGTATGGCACGACGAGCGCCGGGCGAAAGAAGCAGCAGATAGGGAACGTGAAGAGGCAATTCGATATGCCCAAACTATTATTGAGGAAAACAACCGCCTCAAGAGCACGCTAACTTCTGGTGAGCAATCGTACATTGAAATCGCTAAAAAATCCGCTGAAAGTGACCTAAGTTTAGCTAAGCGCGAATACCGTGAAGCGTATGATTCTGGAGACACTGATCGACTCATTGATGCCCAACAACGCATGACTGAGGCTCAATTTAAGCTTAATCAGACACAAAATTATAAACCACAGTACGAAAGTGCTTTACAAGAACAAAAAAATGAAGTATATATACCACAAGAACGACCCCAAGCTCCTAGACCAGACGTAAAAGCTCTTGGATGGCAAGAGAAAAATACATGGTTTGGACAAGATGAGGAAATGACAAGCTTAGCCTTGGGGTTGCATGAGAAGCTTGTTAGATCGGGCATAAACCCAACCTCAGATGATTATTACCGTCGTATAGATGATACGATGCGCAAACGTTTCCCAGAATATTTTGGGGACTCTACGCTGGACGAGGAAGCACCCGCCCAACGCACTAAACCGCCCACAGTAGTTGCTTCGGCATCGCGTAGTACCGCGCCAAAAAAAGTACATATTACTAAGTCTGCTGCTCAATTGGCACGGAAATTAGGAGTAACACCGGAACATTATGCACGTGAGGCATTGAAATTGGAGAATAAATAATGGCTGATAATAGACAAAACCGCGAATTCGACACACGAGAAGTATTTAAGCGTCAAGCACAATGGGCACCAGCTGCTCTATTGCCTGAAATTGCTAAAGAGCCCGGTTGGGCACATCGTTGGGTCCGTACAAGTATGGCAGGTCAAGCAGATGCCCAAAACGTTTCTTCAAAAATGCGAGAAGGCTGGGAACCTGTCAAATTGTCAGAGCACCCAGAGGCACATCTTTACACTAATACCGAGTCTAAATTTACCGACTCGATTGAAATTGGTGGATTGATTTTAATGAAAACCCCGGAAGAATTTGTTGAGCAACGCGCAGCGTATTACAGTAAACAGACCCAGTCTCAAACTGATGCTATTGACAACAGCTTCATGAAGGAAAACGATGCACGTATGCCTCTATTTAAAGAGAAACGCACAACGACATCGTTCGGTAAAGGTAAATAATTTTTTAGGAGATTTATTATGGCGACAACTTCTGCCCCATACGGTCTTCGTCCAATTAATTTGATTGGTGGTCAGTCTTTCGCTGGCTCAACTCGTCAAATTAAAATCGCTAGTGGTTACGCTGCCAATATCTTTTTTGGTGATGTAGTTGCAATCGGTGCAGACGGAACTATCGTAAAAGTAACAAACGTAGGTACAAACGCGGATCAATTCCCAGCTGGTGTAGTGGGCGTATTCTTAGGTTGTGCATACACAAGCCCTACATTGAAATACTTCTTGAACTCACAATACTGGCCTACCGGTACTGCGGCTTCAGATGCTGTTGCATATGTATGTGACGATCCAGACACATTGTTCCAAATCCAAGCAGATGATGCAGTAACGCAAACTATGTTGGGTTCAAACTTTGGTGTTAACCAAACCGCAGGTTCAACAACTACTGGTGATTCTAAAATTTCACTAGACGTAGCTACACGTGCCACTACAAATACCATCGCATTGCGTTTGGTTGATTTTGTAAATGGCCCATTCTCTACTGTTGGTGATGCATATACTGATTGTATCGTTAAATTTAACTTTGGTATCCATAGCTATTACAATGGTACCGGCGTTGGCGATTAAGGAGAATAAATAATGGCTATTTCACGCGCACAACTACTTAAAGAGCTTTTACCGGGTCTGAACGCATTGTTCGGCTTAGAGTACAAGCGTTACGGCGAAGAACACAAAGAGATCTACGAAACAGAGACCTCAGAGCGTTCTTTCGAGGAAGAAACAAAACTGTCTGGCTTCTCAGCGGCACCTGTTAAAAACGAAGGCAACGCCATCGCTTACGACAATGCTCAAGAAGCATGGACTGCTCGATACACACACGAAACCATCGCTTTGGGCTTCAGCTTGACTGAAGAAGCAGTAGAAGATAACTTGTATGACACTTTATCTGCTCGCTACACTAAAGCTCTGGCTCGTGCTATGGCATACACCAAACAGGTTAAAGCGGCTAACGTTCTAAACAACGGCTTCAGTGCTTCATACCCGGGCGGTGATGGTAAAGCATTGTTTGCAAATGACCACCCATTAGTAACTGGTGGTGTGAACAGCAACGTTCCAACAGTAGCGTCAGATTTGAACGAGACTTCATTGGAAAACGCAGTTATTCAGATCGCAGCATGGACTGATGAGCGCGGTTTGCTGATTGCTGCTAAACCTAAAAAGTTGGTTATCCCACCAGCACTGCAATTCGTTGCAACTCGCTTGTTGGAAACTGAACTGCGTGTAGGTACAGCTGACAATGACATCAATGCGTTGAAAAACAACGGTTCAATCCCAGAAGGTTACGCAATTAACCACTTCTTGACCGACACAAACGCATGGTTCTTGACTACTGACGTGCCAAACGGTATGAAGCACTTTGTTCGTTCACCACTGTCTACTTCAATGGACGGTGACTTCGACACAGGTAATGTTCGCTACAAATCACGTGAACGTTATAGCTTTGGCTATTCAGATCCACTAGGTATGTACGGCTCTGCCGGTGCCTAATTAAACTGACAGGGGAAACCCGGTACGTTTAGAGCCCACTTCGGTGGGCTTTTTTAATGATTCTACGTATGGTGATATGTATAAAAAAGCGCACAATGTGTACATATACATACCAATATGTATAGAAAGCGCAATAAAATGCGCAAAACCAAATTAGGAGATTATTATGTGGACTAAACCTGCTGCTACAGAAATGCGTTTTGGCTTTGAAGTAACAATGTACGTAATGAATAAATAAGTATATACTTTGTATATATACCCCTCACGCCTCTGGACTGCTATCATTTGAGACAAGCGCAACCTTGAGGGGTTTTCTTTCTTCGTGGTGGTGCTTACGATGGCAGTTACTACACAGTACGATGCATTTAGTTTGTATCTCCTCAATTGCCTGTTTATAAGCTCCGTTACAGGTCAGATGATTTATCTTTTTGTTGGATGGGTCTTTCACTAGGTGATGGAAATCAAGAGTAGCCGGGTGGGATTCTCCACACTGGGTACAGCGTAACCTAGATTTAAATGTTTCCCAGAATTCTCGGGCTTTCTTTTTGTTGGCAGACACTCTTGCCATAACTGCTTCTCGGTTTTTGTAGTAATGTGTTTTTGAATATTCTTTCTGTTTTTCCTTACTCCTCACAGCTGGTTTTGTTGCCATATTTGCCCTTAAATAAATCGTTGACAAACCAAATATATCATAGTATAAAGAAGCACATCTAAGCAATATTTTCCCCGTCCCAGACCGGGCTTAGCCGGACGTTATAGAGACTGAGCGGGTAACGTGCTATATCACAAGGAAAAATCATGGCAAATACAACCTTCTCAGGCCCAATTCGCGCAGGCACCATCCGTGAAACAACAGGTACCACTCTTGGTACCGACGTAACGAACGTAGGTCAAGTAGTTATGGGTCAAAGCTTCCGCTTTACACAAGCAGGCTTAGCAACTTCAGCAAACACACCAATCGTTGTTCCAGCAAACAGTCAAATCGTAGAAATTACAGTTTATGTTGACGCGGCATTCACAGGCGCAGTTTCTACATTCGGTGTAGGTACAAGTGCATTGGCCACAGCATTCACAGCAGCTAACGCAGTAGCAGGGGGCACAATCGGTATCGTTTCAGTTACTCCGGGTACTGATGGCACTCGTACAGATGCATTTGTGGACGTAGGTACAACTGATGTTCGCCTCACTGTTACTCCGGGCAATACAGGTACAGGTACAGGAACAATCACTGTTCGTTACTTACAAAACACAAACTTACTATAACCTAGGGGAACTTCAATGCGCCCTATAGTAATTTCAAAAACAGGGGTTGGATCATCCAGCACTGCGCCGCTTGATACCTACGAGAATCCATTTAATGTGGGTATCGGCGTGGTTGTATCCGGCACGGTGACGTATTCGATCCAACATACATTTGATGACATTCAGAACGCTGCGGTAACACCTGTATGGTTCAACCATCCAACACTTATCGCGCAGACAGCTAATGCTGATGGTAACTATGCCTTTCCAGTTCGCGCAGTAAAAGTGCTGGTGACAGCAGGCGCAGGATCAGCAACCGCAACAATCGTTCAAGCAGGCATGCCGGGGAAATAATGGGAACAATCGGGTGGAGTGGAGTAGCAAACCAATACAATACTGAAACTGGGTACGCGCTAGGTGTTTGCGCCTCAGTAACACAGGCTTTGGCAGTTGGTCTGGGAGTAGGCGGTCGAGGGGCAGTTAATCTGTTTTTTAGAGGCGGCCCTACTCCATATTCACCAGTGTCATTGTTTACTAATAATGAACAGGGCCTATGGTATAACCCTTCTAACATTAATACTTACATGGGTGGGCTTGGTTCTGAACTAATAACCAATGGTAATTTTAGTGATGGCACTACAGGATGGATTGCTGCTCCTGCGGTTTCAAATGTTGGTGGCGCTACCCTTTCAGTTTCTAGTGGGGGGCTTAGAGTTACTAATAATGCTACCGGAGTTAATTTTGGTCTTGGATCTCAAGCAATCTCTTGTGTTGTTGGTAAAACGTATTTAGTAACTGTTACCAGACTGGGGCAATCAATTCCCAATACAGTAGCAAAATGGCATGTAGGAACAGCACCTAATGATGCTGGATTAGCTACAAATATTTTAGCAAACCAAGTGACATCAACTGCTACATTTATAGCTCCAAGTACAACAGTATATATTAACCTTGGCGCATACGAAAATAATGCTAATGCTTGGGCGGAGTGGGATAACATTTCTGTTAAAGAAGTAACCAGTATAGCTAATGCCACAATGTTCCAAGACGTATCGGCAACAATTCCGGTTACAGGGGTAGAACAGCCTGTGGCGTTAACATTAGACACCCGTAAAGGGGAAATATACTTTGGGCCTGAACAGGTCGTTAACGGTAACTTCCCTGTAAACACAGATGGCTGGTCCGTTCAAGCTGGTGGCACACTTACATGGACAGCTACTGGCTTACAGGTTTCAGGGTCTAATCTTTGGGCATATCAATCTATTCCTACTGAAATAGGTAAACGATATATTTGCTCATTTACTCCAGGATCTAATGCAGCACAATCTAATTTTGCCGTTGGAACATCAATAGGTAATTCTTTATACATTGGTAGAGGCTCTCCAATACAAGCCCCTTATTCTTTTGTATTTGTAGCAACTACAACAACAACTTTTATTTCATTTAGAACAGTAGTAAATCCTGTTATATATACTGGGTTCTCTATAAAAGAATCTAATGCCAGCGTTAATATTGTAATGAATCCAACATTTGCATCTGTAGCCGGCTCATCATGGTCAGTTAATACAGGATGGGTAATTGGCTCTGGTGTTGCTACAAAAACTGCTGGTACAGCTTCTTCAATAACTCAATCAGTCCCTTTACGTGCAGGTAGAACATACCGTATTGTTTATACTATTACTCGTACAGCAGGATCAATATCTCCAAGATTTAGTGGTGGAACTCTTTTACCGGGTCCAGCAAAAAATATCTCAGGTACTTATGTAGAACATCTTACTGCTTTAACAGGGAATAATTTACTTGAGTTTGCTGCTGATGCAACTTTTGCCGGAACGCTAGACAATGTGTATATGCAGGAGGTTACTGGTAATGATGGGTATCAAATTGTGGGGGCATCTCGCCCGACATTAAGTGCGAGGTATAATTTACTTACTTATACAGAACAGTTTGATAATCCTGTATGGTTAAAAGTTAATGGAACATCAACAGACGTAGTAGTTACTGCTAATACGGTTTTAGCTCCTAATGGTTCTCAGACAGCAGACACTATTGTTTTTGGTGCAATAGATGCAGCAGATGATTTTTCTATAGTTAGTCAAGTTTTAACTTTACCAGCAACTCAAAACTATACTCGCTCTATTTATGTAAAAGCTACAACACCAGCAGATGTAGGAAAGTTGTTATATTTTTATGTAACAGATGGCGTTTTAAAAGATGTTGTAACAGTAACACTAACAGCAGACTGGCAACGAGTTACTAAAACTCTATCAATGGCATCTGGGGCAGGTAAGTCATTTACTTTTGGTACGCTTGGCTCAACATATGGTGGTGCAAATCAAGCTGCTGTATCAGCAGATGTTTGGGGTATTCAAGTAGTTCCAGAAAATGATGGTGTAGGTTTACCTAACTACCAATGGGTGAATGCTGCTACTGATTATGACACCACTAACTTCCCACCATACTTATTATACGATGGTGTTGATGATCACTTAATTGGGCAGCCTAGCTTAAATTTAAACACTAATACAAGTGATGGGCTGGCTGTAAGAAACTTACTTACATTACCTGCGGAGTTTGGTAACGCCGCGTGGACAAAAACTAATAGCGTCATACAGACTAATTTGCTCTTACAAAGTGAAGCCTTTGAAACAGCTACGTGGGCAAAAACTAATAGCTTTGTGCAGACCAACTTACAACTATATTCAGAAGCTTACACAACAACAGCTGGATGGGCAGTTTTAGGGGGAATTATTCCAGCGGCTAATGTGGGTACTGCTCCTAATACGTTCCAAACCGCAGGTTCAATCACATCAGCAGGGGGAACAAGCCAAGCTCTAATTGGGAAGGCAGGTGGGGTTACTACTGGGCTTACGTATACATTCAGTGCATATGTAAAACAAAACACATCTGAAATTGTTCAACTTTCTTTTACTAGTACATTTGATGGTACAAATATTTGGGCTAATTTTAATGTAGCAAATGGGACATTAGGAAGTACAGGAACAAGTACAATATCTAGCACAATTGAAAATGCAGGAAATGGGTGGTGGAGGTGCATTGTTACCGGGATTGCTACAGGAACTATCGCTGCTGGGCAAAACACCACACTTATTGCTTTGGTAGATACAATAACTTCTGGTAGGTTGGGCGCATCAGCAGCAGGGTCAAGTGTTTACATCTGGGGCGCACAGTTAGTACAAGGCTCAGTAGCAGGGGACTATCGTATGACTGAAGCAACAGCCATGCCTGTATTCTATCCTGTCTACAATGAAGAAATTACTGCCCAAAAATTAGTTGCAACTACAACTAATGGGGTACATAGTGCAACCCAAACGTTTACCCCTAGCAGCGGCGTAACGTATACCACATCGTACTACGTAAAAAAAGGCGAGTATAATTGGTGTGCTATTGAGCTCGGAGGTACATCTCTTATTTCTAGTGCCTATTTTGATTTGGAAAACGGGGTAGTTGGAACTCTTGTAAACGCCCCAACTGCAAGTATCACATCAATAGGGGATGGTTGGTATCGCTGCTCTATCACAAAAACGTCTACTGGAACAGTCAGTTCATATTCAGCTATCTTTGCTTGTTCGGCTAATAATGTTGCTTCATTTGCAGGCAATGGCTCATCTGGAATATACATCGGAGGCGCTCAATTAGTACAAGGGGCAGTAGCTGGGGACTATTGTAAAACTGATGGGATAGCAGTGGCAGTGGCATACCCTAATTACAATGGTGCAATATCTGCTCAGAAATTAATTGAAGACACCGCTAATACAGAGCATTTAATTTATTCATCAACACTTCTATCAGCAACAGGGTATTCAAATTCAATTTATGTTAAAGCTGATACTAGGTCAAAAGTAAGAGTTGGATTAGCTACAGGAGGATTTGCTTATGGAGCTTCTGTTATAGCTGATTTATCTAATGGCACGTTATCGGCAATTACTCAATATGGTGGACATACAGGAGCTACGGCTAGCATCGCCCCAGCTTCAAATGATTTTTATAGAGTAACAATAACTATTACAGCGACTCCTAACACTTTTGTATCTTCACTATCTTTAGTAACTGGTACAAGCACGGTAGGATATGCAGGCGATGGCACATCTGGGGTTTATATCTCCGACGCTCAGTTAGAAGTAGGTTCATCATCCACCGCTTACCAAACTGTAGGATCTAATGCTGTTACCGTTTGGGCAGGGCAACGTAAATATAGAGATGGTTTTAATAGCGTAGTTGTATGCAGTGCGGCATCGACAGCAAGTTCAGGATATTTTGTTTTATATGCTTCATTTTCAACAGCATCTTATAGGTTTACTAATCAAGGGACTATAGCTGCTAATGCGGGTACTGGAACTTTTACAGCAGTACCTAGTACAGATGTTTTAACCGGTATAGGTAGTATTTCAGAGGATATAGCAACATTAAAAGTCGATGGAACTGATATTCAAACAATTAATACAGACCAAGGTACAGGAAACTATAGAGCAGATAGTCAATTTTATTTTGGCAGGTTAGGTTCTGTATATTTCCAAGGGCGTGTTTATTCTTTAATTGTACGAGTAGCGTCGTCTAGTGGCATACCCCTAACTAATACACAAATGGCTGATACAGAGACCTATGTAAATTCTATAACTAAGGCATATTGATATGAATAGCACATACGCAACAGTAATTATTACGGACGCAAATAAACAACAAGCGCAATCTGATATGGGTGATGGGCTCTTTAACGTACCTTTATCAAGTACCGGGGAGCTTCCAGCTACTAACTGGATGTCATCTGGCTGGTTTTTTAATGAGGAGTTAGACCGTATTTGTAATATAGGCGAAGGCGCATTCACATGGCCCTATCAAATTTCTTTTGGAGATGACTGGCAGGCGGCTTTGGATTATCTAGGATTACAGATAGTTATTGCACCTGAACCGGAAACCCCAGAAAACGTAGATGCTTAAGGACTAAGTATGGCAAAGAAAAACCCATCATTAGCAGTAGGCAGAGGTGAAAAGTTACCGGTCTCAAAAGGGGCTGGACTTACAGCTAAAGGCCGTGCAAAATACAATAAAGCAACAGGGTCAAACTTAAAAGCCCCGCAACCAGAAGGCGGCCCACGGAAGAAGTCGTTCTGCGCACGTATGAGCGGGATGCCGGGGCCAATGAAAGACGAAAAAGGTCGTCCAACACGTAAAGCAGCATCGTTAAAAAGATGGAAGTGCTAAAATGAGTTTAGATACTATGACCAAAGATGAATTGCTCGATTTAGTTAAAGAGGCTGTTAGTAGCTCCGTTGCAGTTCATCCGTTATCTGCAGAAGAAATTCAATGGGTTAGGTTGGCAATACAAGCAGAAGTTGAACGTGCTGCCTTTAGAAAAGCAGTAATTGAAAAAACTTTGACAGGCTTAATGATTGCTGCACTGGGATGGTTAGGCATTTGGTTAATTGACGTATTCCACACATATTTTCAACACAAGCAATAGGACAATAAACATGATTATTAATGAAAACGGTCACGGCAATAAACCCGTACAGGCTCCAGAACCAAAGCAGGACGATAAACCAAAGGCGAAGAAAGATGCCAAGTAAGTCTAAAGCCCAAGCTCGGCTGATGGCTGCAGCGTCGCATAATCCCGCGTTCGCTAAAAAAGTAGGCATCCCTACAAAGGTTGCTAAAGAATTTAACATGGCCGACAAAGGCAGAAAATTTAAAGAAGGCGGTGATACTATGAAAGACGACATCAAACAAGATAAAGCTATGGCTAAAAAAGCTGTTGGCATGCACGAGAAACAACTTCACGGCGGCAAGAAATCAAATCTGTCAACCCTTAAATGTGGTGGTAAAGTTGCTAAGTATGCCGAAGGTGGTAAAGTAGGAAAAGTAGGAAAATCAGACAAAGCTATGCCTGAAGGTAAAGATATGGGTCCACTCGGTTTGAAAAAAGGTGGATCATGCAGTATGAAGAAATACGCCAAAGGTGGCGGTATTGAAGTCCGTGGTAAAACTAAAGGCAGGATGGTGTAATATGGCTGGTACATACAAAACAATCGTTGAAAACGATAAGAAATTTCGTGAAGCTTCAACCAAAACTATGGGCGACTACGAGAAAGAAGCTGCAGCAAAGAAAGCAGAAAAAGATTATGACAAAGCCGGTGGCCCACTTGTGAAAAAAGCCAAAGGTGGTAAAGTCAAATGTATGGCCCGTGGGGGCGGTATCGAGGTACGTGGCAAAACTAAAGGCAGGATGGTGTAATATGCGTGCATCTAGGGGTATGGGGATTACAAACCCTGAAAAGTTTGGGAAGAAACTACCGAAGAAGATTACCCGTAAGGATAATCCAAATAAAGTAGACCTATACGCCGAAGGCGGCAAAGTTAATGCTGCGGGCAACTATACAAAACCTGAGCTTAGAAAGCGCATAGTATCGCAGGTTAAGTCCGCAGCAACACACGGCACTGGTGCAGGCCAGTGGTCTGCCAGAAAAGCACAATTGGTTGCAAAGAAATATAAAGCAGCTGGTGGTGGATACAAATGAATGGGTTAGCTAAACCTCAGAAGTCCTTAAAAGCTTGGACGAAACAAGAATGGACTACGAAGTCAGGTAAAAAATCATCTGAAACTGGGGAGCGGTACTTGCCTAAAAAGGCAATAGAATCGCTAAGTGATAAAGAGTACTCTGCAACGACCCGGGCAAAACGCAAAGGGAAAGCTGCAGGGAAGCAGTTTGTAGCTCAACCCGATAAGATTAAGGAAAAGGTAAAACCTTTTAGGAAAATTAAATGACAACTAGCGGAACCGTAGGGTTTAATTTAAATTTAAATGAGTTAGTGGAAGAAGCATTTGAGCGCTGTGGCGCCGAGCTTCGTACAGGCTATGACTTGCGTACTGCCAGACGTTCTTTAAATCTATTGACGATAGAGTGGGCAAACCGAGGTATTAATCTGTGGACCTTAGAACAGCTAACAATCCCATTAGTGCAAGGCCAAGCAGTATATGACCTTCCTGCAGATACCATAGACTTATTAGATCACGTAGTGCGTACCGGTACAGGTCAAAACCAACTGGACATTAACATTACCCGCATCAGTGAGTCAACATACATCACAATCCCAAACAAGAATGCACAGGGTCGCCCGATTCAAGTATGGATTAACCGTCAATCAGGCGCAGACTACCCGGTAGATGGAGTTAGGTATCCTCAGATCAACGTCTGGCCAACGCCGGATGGGTCAACCCCATACATATTTGTAGCCTATAGGCTACGTAGAATACAAGACGCCGGCGCGGGCGGTACAGCGACACAAGACATACCATTTCGCTTCTTACCAGCACTTGTTGCAGGATTGGCGTATTACTTAAGCATAAAGATTCCTGAAGCTATGCCACGCATTCAGATGTTAAAAGCGGACTACGAACAAACGTACCAGCTTGCAGCAGATGAGGACCGTGAAAAGGCTGCGCTCCGGCTAGCCCCAAGGCAGCAGTTCTACTAGGAGATTAGATAATGGGCTCAAAGTATGCTAGTGGTAAGAATGCTATCGCATCGTGTGATAGATGCGGATTTAGATTTAAACTGAAACAGTTAAAAAAGCTGGTAATTAAAACCAAGAATGTTAACATATTGGTATGTCCAGACTGTTGGGAACCTGATCAGCCGCAGTTGCAATTAGGTATGTATCCTGTTAATGACCCACAGGCGTTACGTGAGCCTAGACCAGAACTTGGGTACTATGAGTCAGGTGTAGGCGGAGATGGGGGCAGTAGAATAACACAATGGGGGTTTAACCCTGTAGGACTAAACAATCCGCTAGGGTTGCCAATCCCAAACAACTTAGTAGCAACCGGTGCCGTTGGTACCGTAACAGTAACAGTATAGGAGTATTAAAATGGCTAAAGGTAACGGTATTGAAAAACGTGGTAAATCCAAAGCAACTGTCAAGGCAGACGGCGAGCACTTAGGTATTGAAAAAGGCCCTAAGCACGCAGGTAGTCGTGGTGGTAAAACTAATGCAGATATGAAAGCAATGGGTCGAGGCCTAGCTAAAATCGCTGCGCAGAAGAAAGGTTAATCATGGCTGAGTATAAAAAACCACAGGAAGTGCCAGTGCCTAATACATCTGGCTACCCAAACAATGTAGCGAATACCCAAACTAAAAAGAAACGTGGTACGGGTGCAGCTACTAAAGGTACAGGCTACAGTAAGAATAGTCAGTAAGGTAAAGCATGAACTATACCCAATTAGTCGCTGCCATACAGAGCACAGTCGAAAATCAATTTGAGACGGTAGATGTAGATCGTTTCATAGATCAGGCTGAGCAGCGCATATACAACAGCATCCAGCTTCCAGTTTTGCGTAAGAATGTGATAGGCACATTGACTGATGGGAATAAGTATTTGTCTACTCCTACGGATTGGTTAGCTACATTCAGCTTGGCTGTTATTGATGGCACAGGTAACTTTAAATACCTTTTGGATAAAGACGTGAACTTCATTAGAGAAGCTTATCCGTCACCTACAGATGAGGGCTTACCAGAGTACTATGCGCAGTTCGACCAAAACACATTCCTATTGGGCCCGACGCCCGATGCGAATTACGATATGGAACTTCATTACTTTTATTACCCTGAGTCTATTGTTACTGCTGGCACGTCTTGGGTTGGCGATAACTTTGATTCCGTTCTATTGTATGGCTCATTGCTCGAAGCGTACACGTACATGAAGGGTGAACCAGACGTTATTGCACAATACCAAAAACAATTTGACAGTGCTATGGGCATGCTCAAACAACTTGGTGACGGTAAAAATAGACGTGACGCATATAGAAACGGTCAAGTTAGGGTGCCAGTCGTATGATAACTCAAACATTATGTACAGTATTTAAAACGAACCTGTTGAAGGGGTTGGAGAATTTTAACACTGGTTCTCCTTACGTTTATAAGATTGCACTTTACACAGACATCGCAGAGCTTGATGCCAGTACGACACAGTACTCCATACTAGGTGAAACGTCAGGTACGGGCTATATAGCTGGGGGTAAGACATTAACTCCGACCGTACCAACATCATCAGGTACTACTGCACTAACATCGTTTGGTAATGTGACATGGGACCCAGCAGGGTTCTCAGTTAAAGGCGCGTTGATTTACAATGCGACAACGAACGCCGCGGTAGCAGTATTAAACTTTGGTGAAACAATAACTACGAGCACTGTGTTTACAATTACGTTCCCAACAGCAGACGCAACAAATGCGATAATCAGGATTTTATAGGAGTTTTTCATGGAAAATATTAAAGTAGGTGATGTTACTACCGCCACTCTTGTGCGCGGTGTTGGTGCCGAGGACGCTATGCAGTTGAATGGTTATTATACTGTAGAGTGTTTAGACGCTTCTGGCAACCGTAAGTGGGACGACGAGATTCACAACTTAGTTACTACAGTCGGTAAGAATTTAACAATGGATACGGTGTTGGGTAATGCCGCTGCAGGAGCAGTTGTTATGGGCCTCAAAGGTACCGGCACTGCCGCAGTTGGTGACACTCAGGTGTCTCATGCTGGTTGGTTAGAAGTTGGTGGTACTAACGCTCCTGCATACACAGGTACTCGACCTACACCTACATTCGGTGCAGCTGCCGCAGGTGCAAAAGCAACCAGCGTTGCAGTTATCTTTTCGATGACAAGCTCAGGCACTGTAGCTGGCGCCTTTATCAATATCGGGGGCTCTGCGACTAAAGACAGCACAACAGGTACACTGTTTAGTGTGGGCGATTTTACAGGTGGCTCTCGTACGGTTGCTAACGGCGACACAATCAACGTATCCTACACTGCCACTGCAGCGTAGTAATTAACTTAAAGGCCCCGTAAATGGCAAACCGCTATTGGGTTGGTGGATCAGGTACTTGGGATGGGTCAAATACCACAAATTGGTCCACAACTTCCGGCGGCGCCGGCGGGGCATCTGTACCTACTACCGCTGATACAGTATTTATTGACTCACTGTCCGGCTCCGGGATAGTTGTAGTTGCGTCCGGAGCAGCGTGCGTAGGCATTTCCCATTCATCGAGCACATTTAATCTAAGCCTTGGGTTAAATTTTTCAGTAGCTACTGCGGTGAACTTCACTCGAGGAACACTAACCCTAAATAACAACGTTCTAACTTGTGGGTCGTTTTTATCTAGCGCAGTCAATGCAAGAACAGTGGTATTTGGTACTGGTAGGATAGACGTAAGCGGAACAACGGGCACCGTGGTGTCTATAGGCTCCGCAGATAATTTTGCATACACAGGAACCCCTACTGTAAACCTAACCTCTCCCGGTGGGGCAGGTCGATCAGTGCTTTTTGGGTCTGTGTCCGGTGCAATAGAATCTAATGTGGTCAATATAAATATCACAGCGAGTTCAGATGCAGTTGTATTAAACGGAAGTTTTAAATCAGTAGACTTTACAGGGTTTTCAGGATCAGTAAGTGGAACTAACAGGATTATATATGGGGATTTAACAATATCTTCAGGGATGACTGTCACTTCTTCGTCACAGACAACATCATTTAGGGCCACTTCCGGGATACAACGGATTACCACAAACGGGGTTTCATTTGGCCAAAGAATTAACATAAATGGCACTGGAAATCTGACACAGCTTCAAGATGCGTTTACAGGCACTCAACGGGTTACATTAACGGCGGGTACCTTTGATCTAAATAGTAAGGCAGTGTCTTGCCAAGCCCTATATGTTACTGGGACAGCTACTAGAGCGCTATCTAACACTTCTGGTGGAGTAACACTTACTGGCTCAGGAACTATATTTAGTGGGGCTACCCCTACAGGGCTGACATTCCCTGTGACAAATATTACGTTGTTAGATACAAGCACTACTGCAAGAACATTTTCAGGAGGTGGGCTAACCTTTGGCAACCTAACGTTTGCCGGAAGCAATATATGTACCACTACTATTTTTACGAGTACCACTTTTGGTACTGTTTCAAGTACAAAAACTTCCGCATTTACTGTATTACTAGAGGCATTTACCACCACAACAGTTTCAAATTGGAATCTTTCAGGTACTGTAGGTAATATAGTAACATTAAGCTCAGATTTGGCGGGGTCTCAAGCCACCATATTCCAAAGCACGGGTACAGTCAGTGTTAGTTACAACACGATCCAAGATATAGATGCTACCGGCGGGGCTGTATTTGATGCCTTAACAATAAACGGCAACACGGATGCAGGGAATAATTCAGGGTGGACATTTAGTTTAGAAGAAATAACAGAAACCTTCACCCTATCTGAATCCATAAGCGCGATTCTAACCTCTGTAAATACCGTATCAGAATCAACAACACTAACAAATTCTCAAACAGCTATAGGTTCTTTTCGACATTCCATCACGGAATCAGAAACACTAAGCGATGCACAAACAGGTACAGGTGCAGGGGCATCATCGGTTTCAGAGGGGCTAACGGTATCAGATTCATTCAGGGGTGGCCGGTTCTACGCGGTTGCACTGACAGACCTACAGACGCTATCGAACACGCAGACTTCTGCCTCAGCCACAGTGGTATCTCTTTCAGAGACAACAACCCTCACATCAAATGAATCAGGGGGTAAAAGATATCCCAACACTATTACAGAAACACAGACGCTAACTGATACAAATGTATTTAGCATAGCCTTTATAACTACAGTGTCTGAATACATTACACTAACTGACATGGTACCCGGGGGGTACAAGTTTAATGATGTAGTGCTAGAGCCAGTCATGCTCACAGACCAGTACATAAACAGAGGGTGGTATGCACTAGATGATGCTCAGTTAGCTTTGTGGGGGAACATTAATGACTCTCAAAACCCTAACTGGAATGGTATTGACACACCCCAAAACCCAAACTGGGGCCCTGTTGACGACACGCAGCAATAGTGTAAAATTGAGAAAATACAAAGGATTAAATCATGGCAAGTTCATTTTCACCGATATTACGTATTGAACTTATAGGAACGGGCGATCAGTCTGGTACTTGGGGCAATACGACTAACATTAACTTAGGTACGCTTATTGAGCAGGCCATTGCAGGTACCGCCACGATTGATGTTACTGCAGCTAATGTAACCCTTACCGACTTTAATGGTACAACTGATCAGGCACGCTGTGCCGCACTCCGTGTGGTAGGTACCCCGGGCGTTTCCAGAAATGTCGTTGCTCCAGCTGTGAGTAAACTATATGTGATTGCAAACGGTTCTGATGCTGTAGTAGTTCTGAAAACATCTATATCTACAGGCTTAACGGTTCCAGCGGGTGAAGTATACCTCGCATACTACGATACAACATCAAACGACTTCCGACTGGTAGGTCGCGCATCAGCTTCGACCAATACTGCAAATACACTAGTGCTTCGTGACGCTTCGGGCAACTTTGCTGCTGGCACAATAACTGCTAACTTAACTGGTAATGTAACGGGTAACGTTACAGGAACCCTAACAGGCACAATCGCATCTGCTACAGTAGCAACTACACAAACCGCGGGGGATAACTCTACAAAAGTGGCAACAACTGCTTTTACTTCCGCCGCTATCACTGCAGCAACCGGGGCTTTGGGTACAATATCAACACAGAATGCGAATAACGTAAATATTACTGGTGGGGCAATTTCCGGAACAACTATTAACACAAATGTTGTAGGTTCAAACTCTGTTGGCGCCCGCACTGTATCTACTTCTGGCCCTACAGGTGGCGCTGACGGCGATATTTGGTATCAATACTAACTATGACTATTTACGTTAGACAAAGTGGTACATGGCAAACAATAACCCAGCCCAACGTAAGGGCGGGGGGTGTATGGCGCGCTGCTAAAGCGGTATGGATTAAGAACGCCGGCTCATGGCGTTTGCTGTATTACAGATATACAGGAACACAAACGATTGCTACTGGAACAGGTACGTTCACAGTGCCCGCTGACGTTTATCAGATAGAAGCTACTATTGTTGGTGGCGGTGGTGGCGGTGCAGGATCTCAAGAAAACGATGGTGAACCTTCTTATGGCTCAGGCGGTGGTGGTTCGGGTGGGTATCAAGTAGTTACAATTCCAGTAACTCCCGGCCAGACATTTAGTTACTCTATAGGTGCGGCGGGGCCGGGCACTTCTGCTTTGAGTACCGCGGCTTCGGGGGGTAGCACTACGTTTGGGGCTTATACTTCTACCGGCGGTGCTGGTGGGTTTACTGTAAGCGGATATAACTTAGGAGCGGGTGGCGGTGGCGCAGCTGGTACGCCCACAAGTGGGGTAGCAACTAACGGTGGGAATGTATATGGAGCGTTTAATGCAGTGGGTGGGGGTGCAGGTGGTAGTAATCCTATAGGTACTGGAGGTGCTGGCGGTACTTATCCGGGTCCAGCTGTTCCGGGTGGTAGTGGTACGGGCTATGGTTCCGGTGGCGGTGGCGCAGCTGCATCACAAACTGGTGGGGGTTGGGGTAATGGCACTGGAGGTAGTGGTGCTGCTGGTGTGGTAGTTATAAGGTATTAATATGAAACTATCCGAGCATTTTAATTTAGCCGAGTTTACGCAGTCACAGACAGCGGCCCGTAAAAGTATTGATAACACACCTGATGCAGTAGTTAAAAACAACTTAACCATTGTTGCAGCCAATATGGAAACTGTGCGTGCACTGCTAGATAACAAACCAATTACAATCTCTTCTGGTTACAGAAGCCCAGCACTCAACCGTGCCGTAGGCGGGTCGGCAACATCAGCGCATGTTAATGGCTGGGCGGTTGATTTTATATGCCCTGCGTTTGGAACGCCATTGCAAGTGGTAGAAAAACTTAAAAATAGTAATCTGAAGTTTGATCAAATCATAGAAGAAGGAACTTGGGTGCATATATCCTTCGCCCCTACAATGCGTAAACAAGTAATGAAAGCGAGCTTTAAAAATGGAAAACCAACCTATAGTTTCATCTAAACCTTGGTACCGTTCAAAGATGGTATGGTTCAACGTATTAGTCGGCGTGGGCGCAGCAATAGAGGCGTCGTTAAGTTTGATTCAAGGGTACTTTGATCCCCGTGTGTTTTTAGCAATTATTGCGGTTACTTCAGGCGTTAACGTTATACTGCGCTTTATGACAACCACAGGCGTGGCAAAATGACTTTAAAAGCACAGCTGATTATTTTACTTGCGGTAATTATTGCCGCATTTGGTGCAGGATGGAGAGTAAAGGCCGCGTTTGTAGCAGAGCGTGATCTTGCCATTATGGAGGCTCGTGACGCTATGATTGCTGAGTACCGGGTGAATGAAGCAGGTAAAGCGCAGATACTGGAGAACAAACTAGCTGATCTACGTGCCAATGAGAGGGTAATAGAACGTGAAAAACTTAAAATTATTAACCGTGATGTGTATCACTCTGAGTGCCTTGACGCTGATGGGTTGCGCCTCATTGAAGCAGCCAGAGCCGGTAAATCCAGTACAGCAGAACCTACTGGCGAAGTGTCCGGAACTAAGTAAGCACGAAGGCACTACAGGCGCTATGGTCTTCTCTACTATGCTTCGTTGGGCATCAGAGTATAATGAGTGCCGTGAAAGGCACAATGCCTTAATAGATGCAGTACAAGCACCGAAAGAACAGAATAATGGCACTAAGTAAACTTGTATTCAAACCCGGTGCGAACCGTGACCAAACCAATTACGCTAGTGAAGGCGGGTGGTATGACATGGATAAAGTACGGTTCCGTTCAGGCTTTCCAGAAAAAATTGGGGGTTGGACCGTACAAACAACAATTCCATATATCGGGGCTGCGCGAGCATTATACCCTTGGGTTGCATCTGACGGAGCACTGTTAACTGCTGTAGGTACTGAGAAAAAGATTTATCTGGTAGTGTCATCTAACTTGATTGATATTACTCCAATTCGTGAAACCTATACAAGTGGCTCTTCTCCATCGACTGATAATTGCTTCGCTTCAACCAACGGGTCTAAAACCCTAACGGTTACTATAACGGCGCATGGTGCGATAGATGGGGACTATGTTACATTCAGTGGAGTTGTTGGGTTTGCCGGGATTCCAGATGATGAGTTTAATAAAGAGTTTGTAGTATCTAATGTAACAACGAATGCGTTTGACATAACTGTTCTTACAACTGCATCGTCCACCGTAGCAGCTGGAGGCGGGACTGCGATAACCGCCGAGTTTCAAATAAACATAGGCAATAACAATGTAACTGCAGGTTATGGATGGAGCTCAGGAGTCTGGGGCCGGAGTACATGGGGTTCTGGTACTACCACCCCTATATGGCAACCTGCAAGGTTGGTCCAGTTCCAAAACTTCAATAATGACTTGTTGTTTAACATATCTGGTGGGGACATATATTACTGGGCGTACGACACCTCCTTTAGTACTAGGGCAGTTTTGTTGCAGTCCATTGCATCAGCCGTGGCAGTTCCACAGCAAGTAACTAAGATTTTGTTTGCCTCTACTGGACACTTACTGGCTTTAGGGTGTACAACATACGACCCAAATGTGCTACCTCCAGAATACTTAGGATATTACGATCCGTTGATGGTACGTTGGTCAAACGTAGACCCTGATATCGGCCCGGAACCAGAAGTGTGGGATCCACAGCTGACAAATACCGCTGGGTTTTTTAGACTACAGGCGGGTTCTGAGATTGTAACTGCAATTAATACCCGCCAAGAAACTCTCATATGGACTAACACATCACTGTACTCCGTGCAGTTCCTAGGCACCTCTGAGGTATTTGGACAGCAACCTCTGTCCTCTCATGTATCTATCGCCGGCCCAAATGTGGTCTCTGGCGCGAATAACGTAACCTACTGGATGGGCAATGATAAGTTCTACACCTATTCTGGCCGTGTCGATACGCTACCTTGCACATTGAGACAGTACGTATTTAGCAATATCAACCGTACACAAAGCCAGATCTTTTTTGCTGGAAGCAACGCGCAGTTCAATGAAGTTGTTTGGTTCTACTGTTCTGCAAACGCCTCTCAAATAGATAGGTATGTTATATATAACTACGCAGAAAACATCTGGTATTTTGGAACAATCGAAAGAACTTCATGGGTCGATGCCGGTAACACAAGTTATCCGGTCGCAGCTAATAATGGATGGATATACCAACACGAAGATGGGCACAATGATGGGCAACCGTTAGGTGCTCCGCCGGTAGGTATTGAAAGCTATATTCAGTCAGCGGATGTGGATATCTCAGATGGGGACAACTTTATGTTAATCCGTCGTATTATCCCTGATGTTAACTTCACTAGCTCTGATATTGCAAACCCTGTAACTGGTGAGGCCCTCACTCCAGAGGTTACTATGACAATTGGGGTTAGAAACTTTCCGGGCGCGGCAAGTGAGTACGACAACGCAAGCAACATATCAACTGCACGAGGCGTAATAACTGAAGCAACAATCGATCAGTACACAAATCAAGTGTTTGTCAGGGCCCGTGGTCGTCAAATGAGTTTCAAGATAGGCTCCTCAGATGTAGGTGTGCAATGGCAACTAGGCATGCCCCGTGTGGATGCAAGACAAGACGGACGTAGGGGATAAACATGGCCCAGATTAGAAAGTTAGAGTCTCCAGCGGCACCGAATTTACCTATTGCTCCGATACAGTATGGACATACTCACTTTGATGTATTGAATAACGTATTACGTTTGTACTTCAATAGGTTAGATAATTTTACTACAGCTGTTTCTAACGGGGGCCCATTTAGTTTTATTGACTTCAGTAAAGACGCAGTTTACACAAACCAAGAGGCGAGGCTAGGCTGGAATGAAACTGATAAAACACTTAACCTTGGTATGGACTATGGAGTTATCCAGCAGGTTGGAGAAGAGATCTACGCACGGGTAGGAAACACTACAGGGTCTACAATCCCTAGTGGTACTGTTGTTGGGTTTGCGGGGGCAACACCAAATGCGTTATTAGTATCTCCATACTTAGCCAACGGAACCCCATCGTCTCTCTATATACTAGGGGTGATGACGCACGACCTACCGGACTCCGGACAAAAAGGGTACTGCACTACATGGGGATTTGTTCGGGAGCTAAACACAAGTGCCTTCACTCCCGGGGATGTGCTATACGCGTCACCTACAATAACTGGTGGACTGACTAATGTAAAACCTACAGCCCCAAACAATGTTATTCCAGTAGCGGCATGCATTACATCTCATGCAACAGAAGGCGTGATCTTTGTCCGTCCTACAATTGAACAGATGCAATACTACGGGGTGTTCTCAGACAACACTACACAATCTCCTGCCGTAATCTATACGCCATATGCAATTAATTTTGACACTACAGACATTAGTAATGGGGTTACTCGAGGTACACCGACGTCCAGAATAGTAGTACCGGCGTCAGGACTATATCAGTTCTCATTTTCTGCACAGGTTGAAAGTAGTAGCGCCTCAAACAAGAAGATATGGATATGGCCTAGGCACAATGGCGTTAACGTTCCCAGAAGTAATACTGAGACTACATTCAATGGTAGTGGAACTGTACTTGCACCCGCGTGGTCTTGGACTATATCCATGGCCAAGAACGACTACTTTGAGATTATTTATGCAGCAGATTCAACGAACGTGAGTATCATTTCTAAAGCAGCACAAACCGGGGCTAACGGCACTGCAACATTCGCTAGACCTGCAGTACCCGGCATGTTATTAGAAGTAACTCAAGTGCAGCAATAACGTTTGTACAGGCGCTAACTACGTGATATTATTCAGAAAACAGTAAGGACTTAAAAATGACAACAGCACAGGTGGCTCAAGGATTAGCAGGTTTAGGGCGTAGAGGCGACTCTATGCTTATTCACATTCAGCCGAGAGAGGTTGAAGGGCTTCAAGCATTAGCAAAAGCCCATGGTGGTTCCTTGACTATTAATCCAGAAACTGGGTTGCCTGAAGCAGGGTTTTTGGGGGATGTATTAGGTACAGTAGCTCCGATAGCCGCAGGTTTTGCTTTGGGTCCGGGCGGGTTTGGCCTCTTTAATTCCGCGTTGACCGCTGGTTTGGCTGTCGGTGCTGGTGCCTATGCACTTACTGGGGATCCTATGAAGGCGTTATCTGCGGGCCTAGGCGGTGCAGGTGGGTTTGGCTTGGGCTCAAATGTGGCAGAGTTTGGTAAAGACGCCTTGGTTAAAGAAATCCCAACAACAACAGAAGCTGCAGGAGTTGGCTTTGGTGCAGCGGCTGAACCTTCTCTTACAGGGGGCATAACCGGATTAGGGATTGGAGCGGATTCAGCGAGCTTAGCTATACCTCAAAACTCAACATCAATTTTATCAGCAATAAACCCACAG